ATGAAGATAGAGTCAATCAGTTGTCAGGTCAGAACTGCTCGCAAGCAGCATGTATGTGAGTTGTGCCTTTGCACTATTCATAAGGGTGAGGAGTATGGGTATGAGGTATTGAAGGTAGATGGCAAGATGGAAGCTCATAAGCGGCATCTAGAGTGTGACGAGTTGACCGCCAAGGATGAGTTTCAGACGGAAGACTACGGCTTGCGTTATACTTCCGAGACCTTCTATAGGGCGGTGTATGACTATATCCATCTGCATCATAAAGGTGAGGATGATTGGGATGGCTCTATGTTTAGCAGAGTGATTAAGATATTGAACGAAGTTAATAATTAAAATTTTGGCTTATGGAACTTGATATGTTGATTAGAAGTGCCCTGAGTGATGCCCAGTGGTTAATTGCTAAGGGTGGAACGGATAGGGCAGAAGTCCTGAATCGTGTGCTGGGTAAGATTGATAATGTCCTGAAGGAACTGGATGGGGCTGACCTCATTGACCTCAACAAGGTATGGCATCAGGCGAAAGATGTTATGCCGCCAAGCATTTATGGTGGCAATCATGCAGACTTGCTGTGTGTGCACCAGTTCAAGCCTAATTCTCATCCTCATCTTACTCACGAAGAGAACTGCCTTGAGTTTGAGGAGTATCTTAAAGCGAGTCCGAATGACTGGTGGTGTAGAACTGGTGATTTGTTGAAGAAGGAACATCGTGAACTTTATTGGAGATAGATATATTAATTAAAATTTAAGATTATGAGTGAATTATATTGGTTAGGTGTTTTAGGCAACCTGAATGATTTAGGTGGGGCTATTGCTGTTTTATCATTTTTGGTATTTATAGCTTTAGGCTTCTGGTTTTTTTTGTGTAGTGAAGATGATTTAGAACCATCGACTTTTATGAAAAAAATGTTTAAGGGTTCTATGTTTGCTATTGTGTTAGGGGTAGTTATGGCGATATTTATTCCTTCCCAAAAGAATCTGCTTATCATCTATGGGGTAGGTGGCACTATTGATTATCTCAAAGAAAACAAGGATGCAAATAAGATTCCTGATAAGTGTGTAAAGGCTCTTGATAAGTATCTTGATGATGCACTTAAAGAAGATAAAGACAATGATTAGAATGATATGGAATACTCTGTATACAAAGCCTAAGAACTGGCTCTGTGGGTTGCAGACGGATAAAGTGCTGCATTTCGTGGTTAGCATGGTGCTGGTGCAAATGATATTCTTTTTGACCTATAACTTATGGCTCGCTACTTTGGCTACATTCGTTATAGGTATCTTCAAGGAGGTTGTGATTGATAAGCTAGTCAGCAAGGAGAAGGTGGATGCCGATGATTTATGGTCAGACATCTTCGGTGTGTGTGCAGGAGTGATTGCGCTGGTAGTGTATGCTGCTATGCTTAAAATTCATGAATGGCTGGCGGTATAATTGGATATAGATATTAATTTAATTATTTTGTTTATGGATGATTTTAAAGAAAGAATGTGCCAAGAGCACAATGAGTTGAGAGAACGTTTAGGCAAACTTAATGTAGCCTTGTGTATGGATGGTTTCCGTGAGAAAGTTGGTGACTATCAGTTTAAATTAATGAAGGAGCAAGCATTGGGTATGGAGAAGTACTTTATTGCTTTGACTGCACGTATGAAGGATATGGGTTTATTTCCTAATGACGAAGGAACGTCATGTGCTTGCACTGGAATGGGTATCGGTGGGGCTGTTAATGCTCTGAAATTAGGTCTTGCGGTTAGACGTAAGGGCTGGAATGGAAAGGGTATGTTTGTAGTTAAGCAAGTTCCTTCTCATATTGGTGCTGATGTTATCCCTAATATGCAGTCTCTTTCTCAGGCGGTCAAGGACATCTTGATGAATCGTGAGAATCCTTGTATTAACTATAACAACCAGTTGCTTCTCGTTCAGAAGTCTGGTGTTGCAGATTCTTGGACAGCATCATCTAGTGATGTTCTTGCAGACGATTGGGAGATTGCCAATGACTAGTTCTTCTGCTGAATACTACAGAACGCACCCAGCAGCTAGGGCACGGAAGGCTGCCTACGATACAAAGTTCGAGTCTTCTCCTGCTCAGAAGGCTAAGCGTAGGGTACTCGCCCGACACAACGCTGCCCACGATAAAAAATATGGGGCAGCTTCTCGCAAGGGCATGGATGCTTCACATGTTAATGGTTCAGGAATTAGGTATAAGCCATCATCGGTGAATCGTGGTTCCAAGACGGACATGGCTGGGGATAGAAGAGCGAGAGGTGGTCGCTGTTAGTGAATAAAAAAAGAATAGGGAGTGCTCACGCATTCCCTATTTCGTTATCCTAACAATCTTAAAACCTATAAACCAAAAACCTATGAAAAAAATAATCGTTCTTCTTATGAATTACATTTTATCCTTCCTCTTCCGACATCTGTCTCAACTTCTCGGTGAGAGCATTGTGAACCTCACGCTTATCGTCAAGAGTGACGGTCTGTAGCTTAGGGCAGTTGAACTCTAGTATCTTGATGAATGATGCTACCTTATCCTTCGGCTCGCACTTATACCAAGCTTCCATGAAGTCTTCCCAAGCCTCTCTAGAAAAGTCAGCGCACAACTCACGAAACTCCTTGTTGATAGGAGACTCGTAACCTTTCTTCTTACCTCCAGTCTTTGCTCGACCTTTCTCGAACTGACCTTTTGTATTTCTATCTACTGCCATTGACTTAACTATTTTGGTGCAAAGATAGTAATTATTCGGCAAACGGAAACTTTATCCGTTAACTTACCTACCTAAATAAACGGATAAAATACGAATCTCGGATGGTATCAGTATCTTTGTACCATTATTAATAATTAAATTTTCATATATATGATAGGTGCATTAATAGGTGCTGGGCTTGGGCTTGCAAGCAGTATTGCTGGCGGTATAGCTAACCGCAATGCGAGAAAAAAGCAGGAGCAGATGATTGCCCAGCAGCAGAGAGAAAATCAGGCATGGTATGATAGAAAGTATAATGAAGACCCTACCAAGCGTGCTGATACGGTTCGTTTGCTCACTCAGATGCAGGAGCAGATTAAGAACAGAAACAAGTCTGCCAAGGGCAGACAAGCGGTAATGGGTGGTACGGAAGACTCCACTACTGCGGTGAAGGAGGTAAACAACAAGACTCTTGCTGATACTACCTCACAGATTGTGGCTGCCAATGATGCCCGAAAGGATAACATCGAGCAGCAGTATATAAACAGAAAGAACCAGTTGCAGAACCAGCAGATGAGTATTGATGCTGAGAAGGCTGCTGATACTGCCAATGCGGTGGCTGGTGTGGCTGGTACTGCTGCCAACATCGCTGCATCGCTTGATAGTGGTGCTGGTAAGAGTAAGGTGGCTCGTCCTAGTGTGGCATCGCCTACTGCTACAGATATGGCTAAGTTGGATGCCAAGGTGGGTGCGGTTCCTACACAGCAGCAAGTAGCGAATGACTTGAATAATATGATTGGTGGTAATGCACCAAAGATTAAAGCATAAGCCTATGAAAGTATCAGATATGTTACGAAATAATAATGGCTTGAAGACTACACAGAGTGTGCTCAACAAGCAGCAGAGTGGGGTGGATGCCGCACAGAAGGTGGCACAGACTCAGGCTCCAGTCTTCACCCAGCAGCAACTTGATGCGGCTGGCAAGAAGGTTGACCAGATGAATGCTGCTACTTCTCAGAATGAAACACCTACGATGAAGGCGGCTAGAGAGAAGACTATCGCTACTCAACAAGCCATCGCCAATGGGGTAGATGTGAATCAGAGTGCGCCAAGTGATGAGGAGGATAAACCATCCGTACCTATCGTGAAGAAGGAGGAGTCGAAACCTCAGCCTAAGCAGCTATCTTATGCTGATATGTATAAGATGCTGAATCCTGAACTGAATGAGACTGCTGAGCAGAGGGCGAACAGAGAGAAGAAGGAGCGTACCAAGGCTCGTATCGCTGCTCTGGGTGATGGTCTCCGTGCGCTATCCAATATCTACTTCGCTACCAAGGGAGCCAAGGTGGTACACAATCCTGAGTCGGATATGACTAAGGCGGTGAATAAACGCAAGGCTTATATGGATGCTCAGAGAGAGAAGAATCGGGCATCATGGCTGGCTGGGTATCAGAGGGCACTCGCTCTTGATGAGGAAGCTCGGAAGAATAACCTGACTCTTGCTGAGCAGATGAGGTATCACGATATGCAGAACGAAATCAACAAGGTGAAGAATGACCAAGGTCAGCAGAGAATTGACCAAGGTAACAGAAGACTTGACTTGTCGAAGATGAAGTATCAGACTGATGCTGATTACAAGAAGGCAGTCTTGGCAATCAAGAAGGCTCTGGCTGATGGGCAGATTTCTCATTGGCAAGCACAAGAGGCCATACAACGTATGAATGCTGAGACTGGTCGTTTGCGTGCCAACAAGTCGGGTAGTGGCAGTTCTCGAAAAGGCTCCTACTCAGGAGAGGTTGATGAGTATATGGATTTGATGGAAAAAGACCCTGAGGGTATGGCTGAGGCTGCAAGGGAAGTACGGAAGATGGGCTACTCTCCTAAAACAGCAGCAGGAAAGAAGGCTCAGAAGATTGCCTATCAGCGTAAGCATGGTAAGGGTAAACAGAACCATACGTCATCATCCAACAAGGGTGGAAAGAAGAAGACTGGCGTAAAATGGTAACAGAATTGGTAACAAGAATTTGGTAACAAACAAATATATATATCATGGCAGAAAGACCATTATACACTTTATACAAGAATCTGAAAGCACAGAACTATGATGTGCCTGATGATTACAATAAGTTTGAGAGTGCTCTGACAAGAGACGGAAAGGGCGGTGCGGATAACAGACACGCTATCTATGAGAACTTGAAGGCTCAGAACTTTGATGTTCCATCTACTTATGAGCGTTTTTACTCTGCACTCTTTGAACCTCGAAGCAGGACTTCATCAAGAGCAAAAGGCGGTAGTGTTCCTATGAGTGCTGCTGACCGTGCTCGTTTCTCTGCTAGAACTGCGGCAATCTTGTCTAGTGCTAATAATGCGGTAAGACAAGCAAAGCGAAACATTCAGAATAAACTGGGGCAAGCAAAGAAATTCGATGGTGGCAGGGTTACTCCACGTCTAAAGAATCCTTTGCAGAATCAGAATGTACAGAAGAATGAGTTCAACTATAATTCCACAACTGGCAAGACTGGAACCTATACTACAACAGATGGTGTAGAGTTCGACAACGAGTATGATGCTGCTCAGTATCAGAATCAGTTGGATAAGCAGGGGCAGCAGTATATCAATGCTGTAAACGCTGGCGATATTCCATCCGTCTTTGATGTTCGTGACAAGAAAGGTAACTATGACTTGCAGGAGAACATCGGCAAGAATGGAACCTACCTTACTGAGGAAGGTGCTCAAAAGCAGTTTGACAAGAAACTGGCTGATGCCTATGCTCGCAAGAAGGAAATTGAAGCTGCTATAGCGGAAGACCATCGTCTGCATGGCAATCCTCTTCTCTCTTATGGTGCTAGTATTGGTGCTAGTAACGGAAGAACTGCTGAGCAGAGTGACTATAGTAATAAGTTGGCTACCTCTCTTGCTCTGGTTAAGCAGCAGATTGGTGCACTGGAAGCGGTGAAACAATATCCTACAAGTAGCTGGGGCGAGGATGCCTTGAAGGCTCTTGACAATACTGCCTTTACTGCCAAGACTTGGGATTTCGGTCTGACAGACTTCGCTACCATGGGGCAGATGGAACGTATCAAGACCAAGATGGATAACAAGATTCCTCTCTCTGGTTCTGATAAGATGCTCTTGAAGAGTAAACTGGGTGCGGATGCTGCTGCGGCTCTCGAAGACGAGAAGATGGGTAACATCTATCGCTGGACGAAGATTGCAGGGCAGAGTCTCCCATTTATGGCTGACTTCTTCCTGACTGGCGGTTATGGCGGCATTACCAAGGGTATCAGTCGAGGAGCGTTGAAGTTTGCAGCTAAGCGTGGCATGGGCAAGGTGAGTGCTGCCATCTTGAAGAATACTGGTATCGTGGCTGGCGATGTTATCGGCTCGTATGCGATGGCTGGAACTGAGCAAGCGTTGAAGACTGGTGCTGACATCATGCAGCGACATCTTGGTAATCTGTATCAGGATGAGAAGGGTGATTATAAGTTTGGCACTTTCGATGAGAATGGAAATCTTCTGCATGAGGGTGGTGAGTCTATTGGTACTGCTCTCTATAAGGGTATGACCTCTGCTATGGTGGAGAACTATACTGAAAAACTCTTCGGTCACAACTATGGTATCAAGAAGGGTGCTGTCAACTTCATGGAGAAACATGGTATGAATGCTTCTGCTGAGTTCTTTAAGAATATCGGCAAGAGTGGATGGTATACCAATTCCAAGAAGTGGATGGAGAAGTTCGGTATCAATGGTTTCGGTGAGGAAGTGATGGAGGAGGAAATTGGCATTCCTCTTCATGCTCTATTGGATGGAGACAATAAGTTCTCTGACCTTCTTGATACTAAACAGCAACTCGACATCATCGGTGGTATGGCTATCTCTGTTGGTTCTATGTATGCGATGGGTGCTGGTTCTCGACCAGTAAAAGGTATCTACAATCGTGCTCAGTATTACCGATTCCGCAACAAGGTGAACGTGGCTGATACTGATGCACAGAACCTTATGGGCGATAACTGGGCAGACATCAAGGACAAGATAGACAATGCAACCAACGAGCAGATGGGTGGTGTGCTCTCTGATATTCTCAGACAGAGAGATACTATGACCAAGGAGCAGATTAATGCTGCTGTGAATTATGGTATAAACCTGATGAAGATGCGTGGCTACAATATTGCCAAGACTGCTGAAATGAATGCCAAGGAGATTACCAATGAGCCTACAACTCCTGAGGAGCAGCATCAGGCAGATATTGACAACGCTTATTCTGAGGGTCACGATGCTGATGATGCAGACAAGCATGACATTCAAATTCAGCAGGAAGACCAGATGAAGACTCTTGCAGCAGCATTGGGTATCTCTGAACAGCAGCTATCTGCCATGAGTGATGAAGAACTGGAATCCCTGACTGGGCAGGATGATAAACTTGACCAAGCTATCTATGACTACCAGTTGTCTTCTGCCCGATACCAAGGTGTGGTTGATGATGCACAAGATAAGGTTGACCTCGCTGCTCATCAGGCAGAACAGAGAGTTGATATGTACACAGACCAGAGCCGTGGTTCTGTCCGTAACGCTACTATCAAAGCATCAGGCGGCTTGGAAGACTATGGTGTCTATATTATAAGTGGTAATATTGCTACTCATGATGATGGCTCCATTGATGTAAGCAATAGCGATGGTATGATTCTATACTATGACCCGACAACGAATAGTGTAGAACATGCAGATGCGTTGATGTTCGCTGAACTGGGTGAAGAACTCCCTGCTGATGATGTGAAGGCTCAGGCGGTAGCTGATGCTAAAGAGAATGCTATCAAGGAAGTGGCTGGTATCATTGATGGAACCGTTGAAGTAGGCTCCCAGTTTAATGTGACTGATACTGATGGTACTGAACATACCTATGAGGTGTTGGCTGACTATGGTGATGGTACTGCTGCTATCTCTATAGATGGTAACGTGGTGGAGAATCCTTATTCGCTTGCAGACTTGCAGCAGATGAAAGACTTGGAAGACCAGAAGAGACTGGAAGCTGCCAAGGCTGAGCGTGAACAGATGGAGAAAGAACGTGCAGCCCAGCAGACTCAGGAGACAGAGCAGACTCAACCTTCATTTGATTTCAATCAGATTCTCAATGATAATGGTAACGTGGTGCTCGTTGATGTGCTCGACAAGGATGGTAATACCAAATATCCTGACTCTAGATTGTTCCTCATTCGTGATGCTGGTGCCAAGGCTAAGGTAGTTGAGTTGAAGAGTGATGGTACTATTGTTCCTCATGCTGTGAACAAAGAAGATGTGGCAACTATCTCTTCTATGTCGCTCGATGAATACAAACAAGCTATGCCTGAATCCTCAATGATAGAGGATAATAGTGGAGAAGAATCTGATGAGGATTCTCAGCTTGCAAATCTCGGTTTGCCTAAAGGTAGTGAAATCTGGATGAGTGGCGATGGTTTCGGAAGACCAAAGGAAAACACTCAATCAAAAGTTGTCGGTATTGATGAGCAGGGCAGTATCATCCTCGAAGATAAGGATGGTAAAAAATGGTCTGCATCATTTGATTATATCAACAACCATCGTGAGCTTCCACCTTTGGATGAGAATACCAATATCGTTAATGAGGAGAATAATCAATCGGAATCAAATGCTGAGGAGAATACTCCTGCTCCTGAGCAGACTCCTGCCATGACCCTTGAAGATGGAACCATTGTTCCTATGCTGGAGGATGGCAACCCTGACTTCTCGAAACTGACAGCCGCACAGACTGCTGAGTTGTATGATACTCAGTTCGGTGATGATGCAGATAGTATCGTATCTGGATATGTGTCTGATGCAAAGAAGGCACTCGACAAGGCTAGCAACATGACCGTGAAGGGTAAGACTTTCGTGGAACAGAAGGCTGCTAAGGATGCCAAGGAGAAGGCTATTGCTGATGCTCAGGCGGCTTATGACTCTGCTATCGCTATTCGTGATGCTTATAATGAGCGACAACTTGCCAAGGTGGAAGATACTGCTGAGGGTAGAAAGAAACTCATTGAGAAGGCAAGAAGAAAGTTCGCTCGCTTGAAGAGTGCGGTGAAGGATGATGCTGAGGCTGTATCACAACTATATAGAGAAACTATCGGTTCTCTCCTTCATCGTCTGTATGATAGTACTGGCATTGACGTTACTGATACAACTCCGCTTACTGCTGAGGAGTATGTGGCTAGCAACCTCGGTGCTCACTCTCTCAACTATGAGGGAACAGAGACAAGCAAGGGTGTTAAGCAGGAGACTGGATTGAGCAGAGAAGACTTTGCCAAAACTCAGTTGCTCGCTGCTGATGGCAAGGGAACTACTATTGATGCGCTCGTTCATAGTCTGTGGGAGAATCGTCCATCCAACCTTGAATCACTCGACACTCAGGATATTCGTAATGCTCTTATCGGGGTACTCAATAGCGGTTTCAAGGCATCGGAAGCAAGGAATTTTGTTGAAAATATTCGCATTGCTCAGGCAGAGAACATACTTGAAGAGCAGAAACGTGCTCAGGAGAATGCAACCTATGCTGAGCAGCACAAGGCTGAGCCAGAGGCCGAGTTGCAGGCGAAGTCGGATGAAAAGGCTGAGTTGAAGGCGAAGTCAGAGACGAAGTTGGATAATGAATCGGATAATGAATCTAATGATTTGGATAATGATTTGGATAATGAGAAGACAAATGACAAAATAAATGAAAATATAAATGAAAATATAAATGTTCCTGAGGATGCTACTGATGAAAATCCTTTAGGCGCAGAGCGTGATGAATCTGACCTTCCTTTCTCTGCTAAGGAGAATGGTAAGCAACAGACAACTGCCAAGCGTGCTGCTGACGTAGAGAAGAATAAGGTGGATGATATGAAGGTCGTGGACAACATCGTGGGGCAGAAGACTCGCAAGGCTTTCGAGAGACTGGCTAAGATGATGGGTGCTAACATTCAATGGCAGTACTCAGACAAGTTGGGCAACGGATGGATTCAGGAGACTACGGATGCCGATGGCAACGTGCATCGTACCATCTTCATCACTCTTGACTCTTCTATCACGGAAGGTGCTCAGTTTATCTTCGGTCACGAAATGACCCACCAAATCAAGAACCTGAACCCTGCTGCATACAATGAGTTGACTCAGCTTGTGCTTGATACCTATGGCTCTGATGCCTTCGACAAGGCAGTAGATGAGACCATGCAGAGATATTCTGATGCTGGATTCTCTGGACGTGCTAGAGATTACTATGCTGAGGAGGTTGTTGCTGATTCGGTAGGTGAAATGATTCGTGACTTGAACCTTGCTCACACTCTCGCTATGAAGATGTCTCATCCTCTGCTCGCTGCTATCCATGAGATATTGCAGAAGATTAAGTTGGCATTCTTTGGTACAGAGTATAGCGATGTGACTAAGAACATCATCCGCTCCATCGAACAAGCCTATGTGAAGACTGCCAATGGTGAGGTGACAAACTCTGAGACTGGCGAAGATGTTTCATTCTCTCTCCGTCAAAAGCCTGAACCTAAGAAGAAGGGTATCGGCTACAAGGTGTTCGTATTGAAGGATGGCAAACTCTATCCACCAATGGTAGCGAACCCTGATGGTGCTGCTACTCCAGTTGGTGTATGGCTCGATGCTGATGCGGCTCCTATTGCAGGAGAAAGCAAGACTGGCAGACCTCAGGTTAAGCAGGGCGGCAAGGGAACACAAGGCGGTAGCGGTAAGCTAGCCTATAGACCAGGCTGGCATCTTGGTGTAGTGCCTTACGCTATCCAGTTCAACCGCAAGGATGCTGAGGGAAACAAGACTCTCTTCCCTAAGAACTTCGTCTTCGCTGAGGTGGAGTATGCTGCTGATGTAGATTATCAGGAGGAAGCTCGCCAAGAGGGTATCAATCCATCGGGCAAGTATCAGCATTCTCTCGCTGGCTTGAAACATCTGCCTACTGATGGCTATTATATGTATCGTACCAACCCGAACCCTGAGACTGACCCTTGGGTGATTACTGGTGCGATGAAGGTGAACCGTATCTTGACCAGAGCAGAGCAAGCAGACTTAGTAAGCAAGGCTGGTCGTGAACCTCAGCAGATTCAGGAGGGCGATATTGTTACTGATGATGTTGTGAACAGCATCAATCAGGAGATAGCTGATGCTCCTAAGTTCTCGTTAAAGGTATATCATGGTAGCGGTGCTGACTTCACAGAGTTTGACTTCGACCACATGGGTGAGGGTGCTGGCTCCCAAGTATTCGGTTGGGGTGGCTATGTAACCTCTTCAAAGAAGATTGGCAAGAGTTATGCTACTCTGATGGATAATGACCCTTCTAAAGCATATTATCGCATACAGCGTTCTAATGGTACAAGGTTCGCCAAGAAATATCCTACTCTAGAGTCATTCCTGCATGGTGATAAGCAAATAGCCATGAATGACAAGTTTACAGAGCAGGAAAAGATTGACTTCTATAATGAAATGAAGAAGTTGGCTGAGCCATACCATAATCTCTATGAGGTGGACATTCCTGAGGATAATGGCAGTAACTATCTGGAATGGGAGAAAAAACCATCTGATGAGGTTGCAACAAAGATAATTGAAGGTCTTTATGGCTTGGATGCTAAGACCCTTGATGATATGGCATCAAAGGATATTGTGTTCAGAACTCTGTTGTATGATTACATCAAGAATGCAGACAAGGAGCAGATGATTCCAATCCTTGTGAAGACTCATGCTCTAACTAGGGGAACCACCTATGACAATGGAAATGTTGAAGATGATATTCGATTTGTGTACAATCGTTTATCTAGATGGATGGGCAGTCCAAAGGCTGCAAGTCAGTTCCTCTCTTCTCTTGGCTTCACTGGCATCAAATATCCTGCTGGAACCATCATGGGTGGTGCTGAGGAAAATGATACCAACTATGTTATCTTCAAGCCTGAGGATATGAAAATTACTCAGCACACCAAGTTCTCATTGAAGTCAAAACCAGTCCGCTTTGAAGCTGGCAAGAAACTCAGCGATGAAGAGAAGAAGGAAGTCCTTTCTACATTGAAGGATGCCTATAAGGTGAATGGTGTTCCTTATCACATCGAAGAGACTACTGGCGGCAAGGAGAAGAGAGTGTATGAGCCTACTGCTGATAGCTATGTGGTGAGCGATATTACAAATCGTCCACTAAGATACTATATTACTTTGCCTGATGGTCGTGTGGCTCATCCAACAGAGGTATATCCTAATATCTCAGACAATGAAGTGAAGTCTTCGGCTACCAAGCAGGGCTTGCTTGATGATGAGGCTGACCAGATTGTTAGTGCTGCCATTGGCAACATGAAGGATATTGCTGACAATGCCAAGGCGATAGAGGTGCTGACCGAATTGCAGAATCTCCAGCATGAGACTCATGATGTTGGTTACGGCTTGAACAATGCTCAGTCATACAACTATAAGACTGGCATCTTTACTTCTGATGCTGCCCAAGCTATAGATTATGTGGTAAGACGAATGAGAAGAAAGGAAGATGTTCCTGCCGAGATTCCTGCTGCTTTGAAGAAGGCGGTGGCTGATAGCTATGGTATGGTTGATAACCTCATTGATGGCATGAGTTCTACTAAGGTCTCATTGAAGGATATTAAGCCAGTTGGAAAGAATCAGTTCGGTGATGTCTATGACCAATTCAAGGGCAAACCAAAAGAGGCATTCGATTTCTTACTAGAGAATAAGGATGGCTATCTGAAAGGTGTGTTCCATCGTGATGAGATTGGTGATATTGATTTGGCTTACGGTTCTGCCCCAAATCCTTACAAAGGTAAAGGTTTGGCTCATATAATAAGAAAGCATGTGGAAACATTGCATGATTTTCATTCTGTAGATGATGCTATAAATACTATAACAGATGTTATTAGTAATGGTGTTGTCAAAGATGGCTCTATTCCTAATACATACGACATAGAAAATGGAGATTATCGTGTTGTGGTGGCTGCTGATAAGAACGGAAATTGGGTTTTAACTGCATTTGATTATGTAAATCCAACTAAGAAAAAGAAGAAAGGCACTGCTACCGCTTTACCCCCTAGTCAGTCTTCCGATGGAGCAGGTGCTGTCGCTCCAAACCTTTCTGCTGCAAAGATAGACAATTCTTCTGAAACTGCCAAGGAAAATGGCGAAAAGTTTTCATTGAAGGACGAAAAAACTATGTTTGGTATGCACAACATCAGCATTGATAAGCTAAGAAAGGCTATCAAGCAGGGCGGTTTTGCTGCTCCTTCCATGGGTGTGATTGACTCAAAGAATGGAATATATTCTGGCTATGGAGAGATTACATTGATACCGAAGGCAGAAAAAATTGCCAAGAGAACAGGCAAGAATATCGGCACTTATGCCGCAGATGCATGGACTCCTATTTATCCTCCAGTAGAAAAGAAGTTTGGTGGCAATGGTGGTGATGTCGCTTACGACGACATAGAATCCGTTCCAAAGGAAATGCAACCTCTCACAAGAAATGCCATCAATAGCTTCATGGATGGTCGTGAAGCAAACGGATTGGCTTATCTTTACTTGCAAGAGAAAGGAAAAGCTCCTGAGTTGGTTCATGTTGAAGGCAAATATCCAAAGGAACTTCATGATGAGGTGAAGGGTATCTTGGGAAAATTAAATGGTATCTATAATACTACGGATGAGCAAAAGGAGAAACTCCTTGACTTGTTTATTCGTGAGGTGTATGATGGCAATAAGGAAGAGTTTGACAATGACATCAAGAAATTCATTAAGAAAGACGAGGAGTTTATCAAGAAAAGACCAAACTCTAATATTGCCAAGAACAAACAACTTGATGTTGATTGGATGAAGGAACATGGCTATGACTATGGGGCTTTGTCTCGTTTCGTTGATGGCATACTGCGTGATGTTGAGACTTCTGGTAAGGTGGATGAGAATGCAACGATGAAAGCTGCACAACAATACATTCAGGACAAAGGCATGAAGGAAGACTTCGATTCATGGAAAGAAAAACTCAATGACCGCTATAATGTGGAGGAGGTTATCTTTGCTGGATATAAGCCAGATGGCAATCGTAAGTATCTGCCTAACACTGTGGAGAATGCCGTGAAGGTAATGAAACAAGATGGCAAGAATGCTTCCGTTGGTTCGGCTTCTTTCAGTCATTTCGTAGCATCCATATTGAAACCTATGGGGACTCTTGACCAAATCCGCAAGAAGAAGGGCAATTTGACTGGCAACTATGAAGATGTTGAGAAGTTTCAAGAAAAATGGCAACCTGTCTATGATGAGTTGGCTGATAAGATGCAACCTGATGCAGAACCATTTGAAAGCTATGGCATGGACAGATTGGAAGAGGTTGCCACACAGAAGAATCCAAAGAAATATGCCAAGGAAGAGTATGGTGTGGACTTGACAGACGAGGACATCAACAAATTGAATGAACTTATTGAAGCTGTCAAGAATGATAAGCCTTCTATTTACTTTGAGACCAAGTTTATGCGTCCTTATGGTCTTGACGAGTTTGAGAAGGCTATTGTTCCAAACGATACTCCAAGCGATGTGGTAGATGCCTTGAAGATGGCTGGCATTGATGTGAGCAGCTATGAGCGTGGAAATGCAGAGGACAGACAGAAGGTTACTATGGATGCTATCAATAGCAGCGACAATATTCGTTTCTCTCTGAAAGAAGAAAAGGAGAAGATTGTTGCTGATGCCAAGGCAAACGGAACCTATATGACTGCTCCTAATGGTGAGAAGACCAAACTGGATGCTGAACAATGGGCAACCGTCCGTACTACCAACTTCAAGAACTGGTTCGGTGATTGGGAGAATGACCCTGAGAATGCTTCCAAGGTGGTGGATGAGAATGGTGAACCTATGGTGGTTTGGCATGGCAGAAGTGCCGAGTTCAACACCTTTGAGAAGAAGGAAGGTGTCCGCTTTATCATGGGGCTTGAAGACAAGGTGAAGGCAGAAGGATTCTTCTTCTCTCCTGATAAGGGCTTAGCTGAGGAATTTGCATCCAATTCGTCTAGACATCGTGGCGGCAAGGCTAATGTGGTTCCTTGCTTCCTGAATATCCGAAGACCGATGGATTTGACTGGTGAAGACTATGATAGAATCTACGAAGATGTGACTGGCTGGGAGTACATGGTGGGCATGGACACTCAGGACAATCTTTGGGGTATCATGGATGAAGAGGGCATGGCTGACAAGATTAAGGAGAAAGGCTATGATGGAGCCATCTTTGTTGAAGAGGTGGATGATAGCTATGAGCCTACCAAGATTTCCTATTGTGCTCTGGATGCCAACCAAATCAAGTCTGCCGAGAATAACAATGGTGATTTCTCTGCCGACAACAATGATATTCGTTTCTCTCTGAAATCTATGATGGATAAACCTGAGGGATGGAAACAAGCCAACAAGAAGGCTATTCATATTGCAGAAGCTATTGAGCGTGACCCTAAGTTTTCTTTGAAGAATCTTGATGGCTCACTCATTAAGGCTGGAACCTACTTTAGTGGTGGTGGGCTGGTTGAGGAAGGCTTGAAGGGCATCATCGACCCAGTGGTGGCAGTTGAGTATGACGAGAAGATAAGCGGTGTTTATCGAAACAACTTCGGGCAGCACATCGTTACTGCTGATGTTCGTGATGTTGACCCAAGAGAGTTGGTGAAGCAGATAGATGGCGAGGTGGAGTACTTCCATGCCAGCCCAGTCTGCAAGAACTACTCTCAGGCGAAGAGTAACCATGCTGAGGTGGAACTTGACAAGGAGACTGCTGCTAGTACTGCCGAGTTCATCAATGCTATCAAGCCAAAGGTGGTGACTATTGAGAATGTGAAGGGCTATAAGGATTCAGATGCCATGAAGACTATTACCGATGCTCTGGATGCCAACGGCTACACTTGGGATGCTGATGTGTATAATGCTGCTGACTATGGCGGCTACACCAACCGAGAGAGATTGATTGTCCGTGCGGTTCGTGATGGAAAACTCCCTGAAAAGCCAAAGAAGATGGCACACAAGAGTGGATGGTATGAAGCTGTGGCTGATATTATCCCGACCCTGACAGAGAAGAAGAATGGTGTGGCTCCTTGGATGGATATTCGATTGAAGGCTGATGGCATTGACTGGAGAAACATTGACAAGCCATTGTATGTGATGGGTAGTGCCTATGCTGACGGCAAGGTTCCTCATGCCTTCGCTGATGAACTCCTGCCAACACTCAGAACGAAGAGTGGTGATGTGATTGTGATGCCTGACGGAAAGGTATATCGTGCCATGGGTAGAGTGCTCGCAAGAGTATCAGGAGTGAGCGATGATTACAAGATGCCATTCTCTGAGAACCTGAGCCATACCATCATCGGCAACGGAATCCCTACCCAGTTGACGGAACATGTTATTGCTCCTCTGCTTACTGGCTCTGACCCTAAGTTTAGCATCCGTACCTATCATGGTACTGGTGCTAGCTTTGACAAGTTCGATTTGTCTCATGCCTTGGAAGGCGAGGGAAGTGAGAGTTTCGGGCATGGTGTTTATGTTACCAACTCCAGCAAGATTGGACGTGAATATGCCCAGAGAGCCAAGCAGAGAAAGATGGCTGACCTCTATAAGAATATGCGCTACCCTGATGGGGTGAAGGGCGATATTTTCAAGAGAAGAGTCTTTGGGGAAATGGTGAATGACGTGGCAACTGGCGGTAGTGTGGCAAGTGCCAAGGAGTTTGCCAAGAAACGTGTCGGTGCTGATGCCAACGATATTCAGCGTACCCTTGAAAACTTGAAGGATAGAGAGAAGGGTACAGAGTACGAGCAGAACTTGAAGGATAGACTTGCAGAGTATAAGGAAGGTTTGAAGTGGATTGATTCCCTTGATGAAGACTATCTGACTCAGGGAAATGCCAACCGTTATGATGTTGATATTCCTGATGATAATGGAGATTATCTTGACTGGGAGAATAAACTGAAAAAATCTCATTTGAATAAGGTAAATAAGGAGTTGGCTAGAATTGGCAAGGAACCTATTGAGACCATTTATCCAAGTCGTGTTGATGGTAAGGTAAGAGGTCAAGACTTGTATGATGAACTTTCCGCTATGCTTGGTTCTAAAGAGGCGGCTGGTAAGTTGTTAAGTGATGCAGGATTTGTTGGTATCAAGTACCCTGCTGGAACCATTTATGGCGGTGCAAAGGAAGGCGATTACAACTACGTGATATTCGATGAGAACAATGCCAATATCGTTGGGAATACCAGATTCTCCTTGCGCTATGACCAGTTTGAGCATGACCTGAACCAGTGGAAGAAGGATAATAATCTGCCAAAGGATGCCCAGAGACCAACCATCCCACAACGCAACGCTGGTGAGAGTGCCGTTGACTTCCTGAGGAGAGTGGACGAGTACCGAAAGCAGATGGCTTTGTGGAAGACTGCTCCAACCTACGAGCAGCATCTTCTGAGTGATGATACTGCCCTTGGAGAGTTCAACCGAGAGTTGCAGCGTGGTTCTGTTCTGAAACGTATCGCCTTCCAAGATAGTATGCTGGCTATCCGCAAGGCTCAGGAAGCTATCATGAAGGAAGTGGGTGTTGACCGCCTGAACATGGCTGAGGATGCCTATACTGCCGAGAACAGCAGTCATGGCAAGGGAAAGAACGAGTTTGAAGAGTACAACAATGAGTTCTTACAGCCATTGAGAAAGGCTTATCACCAGATGAAGAAGATACTGGGTGATAGCTATGATAATGTACGTATCTACATGATGGCTAAGCATGGTTTGGAGCGTGATGCTCAGATGGCATTCAAGAAGTCATTGGAAGCTGACTATGAGGACGTGGCTCAGAGAAGTGCAGCATACAAGGCTTACAAGGGCGATATGAACCGTATCATTAATGATAGCGACCTAGAGTTTGGCAGAGTAGACTTCACTACTTGGAGACAGAGAGACAATGCACTAAGGGTGAAATATTCTCCATCTTATATGGACTATCGTTACGACAAGAATGGTATCGCCTACGATTACTCAGGCTTGTCTGCTATCTTTGACGGCTCAGACTTTGAGGAAGCTGCCCACAAACTGGTAAAGGATATTGAGAGTAAGTATGTAGCTGAGACCCACGACCTCTGGGATGCAACGAATGCGGCTACCAAGAAGATTCTTCGTGATGGCTATAAGGCTGGCATGATGAGCAAAGATACTTATCAGTATGTGCGTGATATGTATAGCCATTATATTCCTCTCCGTGGCTGGGATGGCACTACTGCCGACCAAGTATGGGACTATATCGGTGGCGGCAAGGGTGCGTTCAATCAGACCTTGAAAACGGCACACGGACGAACCTCTATCGCTGATGACCCTATCGCATACATCGAGAATATGGCAGAGAGCGGAATCCTGCTGAACAACAAGAACTGGGTGAAACAACACCTGATGCTCTTGGCTCAGAATCATCCAACTTCTCTTCTTACCCTGAGCAAGGCTTGGTATGTGAAGAGTGTGGATGATAACGGCAACGAGGAGTGGATTCCTGCTACACCTCAGATTACTTCTCAGATGGATAGCAATCAGGTGAAGGTTGCCATTGATGCTTTCGAGAAGAAGATGGAGAAGATGGCTCAGACTGGCGATGCTACTCAGAAGAGAGAAGGATTGAATATTGCCTATCCTCAGACTCACAGCGAGGAGAGAGAACATGAGGTGCGAGTGATGAAGGATGGCGAGGAATATGTTATCTACGTGAATGGTGACCCTCAGTTGGCTCAGGCGATGAACAATACCAGAGCACACCGAGTGAGAGAGATTCAGAGCGGCAAACTTGATAGGGCTGCTGCTTGGTTGGGCAGAAAGATGGCTGCTGCCTATACCAGTCTTTCACCTCTCTTCATCCCTTCTAACTACTTCCGAGACCTGACCATGACGCTGGCATCTACCGCTATTCGTGAGGATGCAAAGTACAACTATCTGCTCAGAAAGAATCTGGCTACCTCTTGGAATCTCGGTTTCATGCTGAGAGACTATCAGAACGGCAAGTTGAGAGAGAAGGTAAGCAACGGAAACGCTACTCAAAAGGAACAGATGTTCTATGACTTCATGATGAATGGTGGCGAGACTGGCTTTGTCTCTTCGCTTGATGTGGAAGACTTGAAGAAGAAATTCAAGAATGACTTGAAGGATTTGGATAGATGGAAGACGAACCCAGTTAAGGTAGGGCACACCATCATGGATGGCATTGAGTTCCTGAACAGGGCGATTGAGGATAGCAACCGATTTGCAGTTTACATGACCTCTATTCAGTATGGACGTTCTATTGATGAGGCTGTGAATGATGCCAAGGACGTGACCTTGAACTTCAACCGTAAGGGTACTGGCGAATATGGCTGGCAGATGGTTAGAAACCTCTATCTCTTCATCAACCCAGCGGTACAGAGTTTGCAGACTCTTGGTGCGCTTGCCAAGCATCATCCTTTCAAGTTTACGGCTGTTACTGCATTATGGTTGGTGAGTGGTGTGCTGGTTCCTATCGTTAACGCTGCCCTGATGAATCTGTTTGGCGGTGATGATGATAAGGATAAGTACTGGCAGTTCACCAAGTGGGATAGAAGAAACAACCTGATTATGTGGGTTCCGTTCACTCATGAGTATGTGAAGATTCCGCTTGCTCAGGAGTTCCGTGCTTTCTATGGAGTAGGCGATATGATTGCATCCAAGATAATGGGTGGCGAGTTGGCTGAGGAGAGTTGGAGTCAGTATGCAGAAGACTTGCTCGGTCAGGTGGTGGATATGCTTCCGCTCGACCCAACTGGATATGATGGAAATATTGCGGTCAGCCTGATGCCGAATGCTATTCGTCCAGTCTTTGAGTTAGCTTTCAATGTTGATTTTACTGGCAAGCCATTATTCAAGGAGACAGAGTATAACAAATATGACCCGAACTTTACCAAGGCATACGTGGGCACTCCTGATTGGTTAGTTCGTGCATCCAAGATGGTTAACTCAATCGGAAACGACTATCCTGATGTGCAGCAGAACAGCATAGATGCTTTCGGTGACCCAAAATACAATCTGAACAACCCTGCTGTGGTTGACCATGTTTTGTCTTCTTATCTCGGTGGTGCTTACACCATGGGCAGTCAGGTTCTTGGTGTTCTTACCAAGTCACTCAACGACCCGAAGGAAATTAAGGTGGCTGATATTCCATTGGTAAGCAAGTTCGTCAGCAATCCTGATGATAGACCAGTTACTAAGAAACAAGGTGATGAGTTCTGGAGTATGAAGGAGAACCACGACCGTGCAGCCAATACCCTGAGCAAGTTGAAGAAACAAGCTAAGGTGGATGGCGATTACTCTATGCTGGAACGGTTCTACGGCTCTGAGGAATACAAGCAGTATAAGCAGGACGATGCGAAGGTGAAGAAGTATGAGGAAGACAAGAAGAAGGAACGTGCTGAGGAGAGTGGGGAGGAGTATAGACCTCACAAGTTGAATGCCGAGGATATATATAAGGCTCATGCTACTCCGAAGGATGATTTCGAGGACTTGAAGCTGAAACAACTCTACACCAAACTGAATGGATTCAAGACTTCCTATGACCTCTTGGTTGATACGGCTCCTAGTCAGAGCGATGGCTACTACAACACCAACAAGGCTGCCATTGATGCCATTGACGAGATTTCCCTTGATAAGCAGGAGATTTCCGAGTTGAAGGAAGGTTTCTTGGATGATGGCAAGGATGCTTACAACGCTGAGGACATGAAGCAGATTCGTGACCTGAGAAAGAAGATTCTTGCCGTGCTGGAGAAGGCTAACAAGGTAGTTGTGGCTAACCAGAAGGCGAAGGCTGAGAAGTAATACATATATGACTATCCCCTGAAAGTGCTGGGCTTTCGGGGGATAATTGCTTTCAATCTGAAACTTTTTACCTATATTTCTTGTGCAAATCTATTAATCTGTAAATATTTATAAAGTTTAACTATTAAAGTTGTGCATAAATATAGCTATTCCCTAGTTTCTTATTATATTTGCTACCTCTAAGAATTTTTGATTAAATCAGCAAAAGAATCTCAAACATATAAACTTAAAAAAACAATGGCTTATGAGAAAAGAAGAAGACGAAGACCTACGAGTCAAGAAGTTAATTGGAGAGATTACAAAACTTCTCCCCGAACGCAGCAAGATTAAGACGGACTTGCTTTATTTCAAGTATGCGCCTATATTGGTCATGCTTTTCAGATGGTATGGTATATCTCAGTTCTACGACAATAAAATGGAGATTACACTATGGTACGAAGAGAATGAGGAACCAGTCTGGTACTTCTACTTCATCACTTACATTCTTTACCCGATTTCTCTTTGGAAAGGTCAGGTGTTGCACAGATTGTGTGTAGAGTGGCGCATCCCGATACTCTATATTGCAGGAGTCAATGTGATACACATCATGTTCGGCTCTATCGTTATCACAAACAATATGTACTATTGTGATATGTTCCTGATTACACTCATTTTAATTATATATGCTTATGTCGCAATTAGTAAATTACAGCATCATCGAAGCTGGACTTCGTGCTCTCGCAGATAAGGCACATGAATCAGCGGTTGCCCAAGCAGAGGGCAAGCCTATCCCTTGCGGTCTGTCGGAAGGAGATATGGAACTTGTCGCACTTCTTACTGCCATGATGAATGATACGCAAGCCAACAAGGGCTGGTGTGCTCACGAAATGGGAAAGTCTATCTCATCCTTTGAGAAGTATGTACATGACGGAAAGATACCCGAAGGCATCCATGACCAGTTCGGGCATGAGAAGAAGTGGAATAAGTCGCTTATCCGATACTTTGCCAACAAGAAGGCATTCTTCCGCAAGCTATCACGAAAGTATGGCATAAACCTCTAGAAACAGCAACACCTTATTATATATAGGAGAGACCCAATCGCCCCTCCTGTATATTTATGACCTTTTCCGTAATCATAAATCTTTGCTAATCACACACTTATACAATCTTTTGCGAGTTTATCAATCTCTATCCATATTATTCGTATCTTTGTACTCGTAACGTTACAAAGTGAGAATCATAATTTAGTGTTTAACAAAAAAAGATTTCAGGATAATATGGAAAGTAAAACGTATGTATTCGGAAACGAAGGCTCAACATCTAATAATGGGATGCTCGGTCTTCTTGCGCCTCTGCTCCAGAAGCAGGGTGTTGACCCAAATGTCCTTCTTGCCATGAAGGGAAACAATGGTTTCGGTGGCGAAGGTGGATGGTTTATCTGGGTAATTTTCCTCTTCCTTATGGGATTTGGAGGTAACGGCTGGGGTGGTTTCGGCAATAATGGTCGTGGTGGTCTCGCCAACGAGATTAACAATGACTATGGTCGTGGTCTCCTGATGGATGCCATCGGTGGCAACCGCAATGCACTCAGCAATTTGGCAACCCAGTTGAACTGCACCGAAGGTCAGATTCAGAGTGCCATTTCTGCCTTGACCTCTCAGGTTCAGAGTGTAGGTAATCAGGTTGGTATGAGCGGTATGCAGACCATCAATGCGCTTCAGCAGGGTAACATGCAGATTGCTCAGCAGATTGCAAACTGCTGCTGCGAGAACCGCTTGGCTATCTGTCAGCAGACTGGAACCTTGCAGAATGCAATTAATAACGTAGCAGTTGGTCAGGAGCGTGCGGCTTCTTCCCTTGCCTATGCTACCAAAGACCAGTCTTGTGAGTTAAAAAATGCCATCAAGGAAAGCACTCAGACCATCGTTGACGGACAAAAGCAAGCTGAGTTCAGGGAAATGCAGAACAAGATTGATGCTCTCCGTGAGGAGAACAGCACCTTCAAGTCTTCTGCTATGACCTCTCAGATTGTTGGTCAGGCTGTGGCTCCTATCAATCAGGTATTGGCTGGCTTGCAGAATGAGGTGGCTGGTATCAAGTGTAAGTTGCCTGAGACCGTAACTACTCCTTACAGCCCATTTACTGCTGTTCCAAATTGTGTTGCTTGGCAAACAGGTTTGTATGGTTTGAATGCTGCAAACAATGCAGGATTCTGGGGTTAATAAGGAAAGGAGGCTGCTATGTTTTGGTTAAGACCATATACAAGGGTGAATCGTAATGGTTCGGCAGCTATCGCTTCTACGGGCGTGGTTGTGAACACCAACAATGTTGTTTTCTCGTTCAAAAACCACGCCTTCCTGAATGCCAGCTACAGAGGAACGATTTTCGTGAACCTGATGCAGGCTATTCCGACTGGAACGACTGGTACGCTGCCTATCCTTTTCGAGACCAACGGAAGTACTCAGGCTGTGACCAAGTATAATGGCGCACCATTGACGGTTGCAGACATGCAGGGAACTGGTGTTTATCAGTTTTGGTTTGAGAGAGATACTAACACCCTACAGATGATGTCGGGTATTGTTTAACAAGAATAGATAATAGGAGATTATATTATGTTTCAAGGTTTAAGAACTAATTCTTTATTCTATGTCCTAGACAAGGGCGAGAACCCGAACTTGCGAATCGGTCAGGTGGTTTCAGTAAGCAATCCTCAGACGAAATACCCTACCTTTAACAACGGCTTTACTCCTCAGCCTATGGAGACCGTAGTGGACGTGAAGGTGAAGCTGGGTGACGAGGAAGTGGATTTCAAGCAACTGCCAGCAAACGGACAGATAGCCAACGACAAGAACCTTGTGGTTAGCGACAATAAGGATGCCATGAGTGCAGAGGTTGATGCCATGCTGAGACAATCCAAGGCGATACTGGAGAGCGTAGATTACAACAAGAGGGTAGTAGAATCTTGTGAGGGAATGCTACAGCAACTCAACCCCCAGATAGCCAAGGAGAAGGAACAGACCGAGAAAATCAATAAACTGGAAGGTAAGGTTTCAGGCATTGAGGGCAAGATTGACAAGATGATGGGATGGCTCCAGCAGACCATGAGCAAGTAATCTCCTACCTATTCACTTTAATATCTTATGATTATGGTAATGATTGAGATTACAGAAGATAAGTTCGATGATTTGTATGACAACATCGAGTCCATGCTTGGTTTTGGCAGCAAGGCTATGTCTTGTCTGAAAAAGATGAAGCAGGAGCGTATGGGTGAGCGTATGCCTGATTATCGTGACGATTGGAGAAGAGAACGTGAGGAACGTGAAGAGCGTGAGAACAGACGTAGATTCAACAACGTGAACGATGATTGGAACTACCCGAACCGCTATGGTGAAAGAGGTGGTGGCGGCTACAATGGTGGCGGTCGCTAGTGTTTAACTTGGGAGTTTTGGCACCGACATTTATGTCGTGACCAGACTCCCTTTAATATTCAGCAATATGGGAAAATGCAGAATGCCATTGGATATGTATGACCTCAAACCTGAGGCGATGGTTGCCTATCTCAGATACAATGGCTATCATTTCAGCAAGAAGATGTGCGAGTGGGCAGTTAAGCAGATGTATAAGTACGACCCTTCCTCCAAGCGTGATGTAAGTGTCTCGTTTTGGGATAAGGAGAAGGTGGATGCCTTGCTGCTTGGTCAGGGAATTGAGGTAAAGAATAAGATAGGCTACGACCATGTATATGTGGCGAATATGGCTAGGGCAGACTTCTACAAGTCTTCCATCAAGGATGAGGAGCAGCTAGCCCAGTTTATCAAGGATATGGTGGATGATGCCGACCAGAAGGATGGTTTCATCTTTAACCGATTCTATGCCGACTGCTGTCATAATGGTGTGCCTATTCCTTGGGAAGATGTGTTATGATGAGAAGAGTGATTGAACTCCCGAAGTACGATTGGAGCATAGTATGTTTCATAGGTTATCAGCCACCTGATGCCGATGAGATATGCCATGCTCTTTCGGATATTGGCTGCAACGGAAATCCTTTATCGGAAGCCTATGAGCATTTGACTAAGCAGAGTGCAGACAGAGGTCTGACCTATTCCAACCTATCAGAAAGAAGGAGTGTTCTTGCCATTGGTAAATGTGAATCTGATGGCAGCATCATTAATACAATAGGTAATGAGCTTCTTCATGTGGTAGCGCATATCTGTGAGCAGGATGGAATAGATATGTTGAGCGAGGAACCATGCTATATAATGGGGAGTTTATGCGAGAAGTTCTTTGATGTTTCTAGGTTCAATGCGGATGAGGGTGTTGGTGGATATGGTATGTTCTCCAAGTAACACCTTATAAAAAGAGGCGAGATAAGAATCAACCTATCTCGTCTCTTTGATGTTAGTATACCTTTTCCTAAGACGTCGCTTCTGTTCCATCTGGATTCAACCATTTAGAACCATCCCAAGTAATAGTTTTATGGGTGTCTGTATTGAAATACTGTAAACCTATTCTTTTTGGTTCTGGCTTATCATTAAACGGACCACTTGGATGATAGTCACAGAATAATTCTTCTATAGAATTTGCGCCAGTTGAAATAAATGCAAGAGTATTCCAACAGTTAGCTTTATAGAAATTTGCTTGTTTAAGTATAAAATCGTCACTATCTTTAAGAGTGCAGTTTCCACCATTTCTCAGAATCAAAATTTGATTTTTTGGAGCATAAATCCTTTCTGTTGTAGAACTTTGTGTTTCTACTATTTTACTTACCAAAAACTCATTGATATAAGCGGATTCTGTGGTTTTAATTCCTTCATTACTTTCAAGCAATATAACACTCAAACGGAGTAAAGAAGCTGTTTTGAGAATCTTTTCCGTATCAACATTAGATGGGTTTAAGTATACTTTAATATTACTTGAATTTGCGCCAGTGCCCAAACCAACTATATCCATATTTGTAATAGGATTGTATATAGTAAATTTGCTATTTACATCTGAAGAATTATAAAAGACAAGTAGTGCTGTGGAATTATCTGGTGCTTTTATTTTGAGGTCTCTAAACTCTGCTACACCATCTGAAACGTAATTTACACCTTTATTACTTGGCATAATTTCTCCAGTATATTCAATATCACAATCAGCTACTTTTAATGTCGCATTTGTGGAGCAAGAAAATGCAGAAGCTTTCACATTTCTTGCTATAACATTTCTAACATTACAAATTGTATCTTCTAATTGAGCTACAAGAATGCTAACAGCAGTGTCTATGTGTATGTTGCTTAATTCACATTTGGAATTTAGAATAGCTGCGAAATAACCTATGTTATTAACTGTTGAGTTCAAACATCTGAAACTCACGCATGATTTCAAGCTTAAAACTGAATCTTCCTTTTTAGATATGCAACCAGTACCTACGAGATTATTAATAACGATATTCTCTGAAAAAATCTCATTATCGCCTCCTGTAATATAAACTACATGAGAAGGGTCTTCTGAATTAATATAAGATGCTATGTTCTTAAATTCTAGCATATTAATAAATAGTCCATACCAAGATGCACCAAATATTCCAAAATCTATATTTTCTATATAACAGTAGTTTATTTCTACATTTTGTGTACCCCAATCTCCAGCATAACTTCCATGAGACGTGATTCCTGCTATAAAGTTATGTAAATAACATTTTTCAATATGTATATTTTTTATTTGTTTAGGTTCAGATAAAGAGCCTAAGCATATAGCCGAAGAAGAAGTCTTTTTATCTACGATATTAGGAAAGTATACATTAGTGATTGCAGTTCTTTCTTCAACATCTGAATATACCGAAATGTTTCCATATATCGCAACATCTGAACTGTTGATAATTACTCCAGGATAGCCCCATATTGATTGATGAAACTCAAAATTATCACAATATATATTGACTGGTCTGTTTATTTTTATAGGTTCTTTAGCCATGATAGTTCCATTGATATAAATATCAGGGATGCTTGAATATCTTATTTCTAAGATTTCATTTAACGTAGCTATATCTTTGCTAGAAAACCAATCAATTTTAATATTTGTATTTTTGAGTGAACCACTGATTGATATATCTTTAAATGTAGAAGTTCTATTTGTATCTATAAAAGTACCATTAAAGATAATTTTACCATTATTCAAGGTTCCTCCACAAAACTTAAGTTCACAATTCTCTGGCACTTCTATGGTAGCACCCTCTAGGCTAAAGTCATATCTTACCTCATAGATAGTATTAGGCAGATTCATCATGACTGCCGTTAGGATATTTCTGAACTCACTTTTGGTACTGTCAGTAATACGACAAACTACACCAGTAGTGCTTGCAGAGAATGCAGAAGGAGTTACGGAGCCACCAGACTTTCTTGTAAGAGTTATGAGTGAAGCATCTACTGATACTTCATACTCAGTCATTGTCGTGGTAAGTTTTTCAGCAATTTTCTGTGCAACTAAATCGGTAGTAGAGTCTGTTGCAACTTTCATTGGTACTAGTGTTTCTACACCATTAATGATGAAAGATATGTAACCATCAGATGTTGGGACTGATAATACTATTATTTTTGTTGTGGCAAGAGAGACTAGCTTGATGTTCTTGCGTAGAATCTTGTAGCCTTTGCCGCTGAAATTCTGAGGGGAATAGGAACGGTCGGCAAATTTGGTTACAGAACGTCCGTTATCATTGTATGACCTAGTAAGGTCTTCTTCATCAACGGGAGATAGAGAAGAAACCTCTTGGTTGATTTTCTCCTGCATCTTGCCTAGTTTCTTGTCATATATATTATCTGAATTTGCTAACCTTTTGTCTTTTCTTGAAGATTCTAGCGTACTACCTAATTTTACCATATTTATTTTGCTTTTATTGTATAAGTATTGTCACCAGCAATAAGTGGGTCTGAATTATAATAATATAATGCACCAATAATCGTTTCGTGGAAATCGGCTTCGACGTTTCCCTGAATGAATTGTAATGGAGTGTCTGAAATAAACCAAACTACATCGTTTTCATCTGTTGTAGTAACCGTTATCGTCTGATTGACCAAAGAAGTATTACTTCCGTTCAGTACAGATAGGTCTAATTCGTTTGCATCTGATAAAGATGATGCGCCATACATAGTCTTTGCACCGATTGTAACAAAAGCAGTTGCTTTATATATTTTTCCGTTCAATGTAACTATGATATGGAAAGCGTATGAACCTACTTGTGAACGTGAAACATTGACTGACGTATCAGTTGTCTTAGGCTCAATTACATTACTTCCGTCAATAATCTTAATATTGTCGGGAGTAGTATCAATACCATTCTTCCTAATTTGCCATGATAGTTTAATGGTGTGTTCTGTTCCATCATAAGCAATAACAGAAGGTGACGCTTCCAGATATACATTTGTATCGTCCACATCAGCATCATTCTGATTGTTCAGTTCTATCCAGTACTTCGCATTGTACATACCTCCCATTTCACCCTCTACGATGCCGAGAGGAATATGAGACTTGCCATTTCGCTCCACGATACGGAAAAGGTGGTGCTCGATGCTACAGATGTCGTTTCCATTGTATTTGCCACGAATGGTAATGCCATATAGTCCTTCCTCTAGAAATGGTGGGAACTTGACACAAATATCACTCGGCTCTACTTCACTATTATTTGTTCCGCTCTGAACAAAAGGCATTTTTGCTACACACTCTCCAAAGGCATCAGTAATGTGTACTTCTAGATTACTGATGGCAGCTACGTCAATATCTTCCAACATCTGCTTATCCTTGCTGATGTAGGCTTTCTGTAGCTTGATGAAAAGGTCGAAGCTGTTACCTTTAACAATCTTATAAATATCCATATACGTATACATTATTAATAATAGACAAAGATAGGCAGAATTTTCTCCACCTATCTTTTATCCGTTTATTTAGGGCAGAAAAATTTTAGATTAAGCCCTTCCATCTGAGAAATTTGCGCTTGCGGCTGCGCTTTCCCTTCTCACTCTTGCAGTTGGTATGATAGACACAATCCTTGAAGAGGTCTCTGACCTTCATGTCGTTGTCTACCAGTTTGGTCTTCTTGAATGCCTCGAAGAGTGAGCGGTTCATAATCATGAGGTTGCCCTTCTGCGTAGGAAGGACGTAGAAGATTTCACCATTGTTCTTTTTTGATGCGTAGTCTGCCTTAGCCGTAGCTTGGCGGTACATGATTTCGCACTTGATGCGCTTGAAAATCTTTGTTACTTTCATAATCGTAATTATTTAGTTTGAACTATATGATGGTTGCTGCCGAAACAGAAACCTTTCTTCTCATTACTCTTGCCTGAATCTGTATCATCTTTGGCATTTCCATTTCGTTGAAACAGATGTGGAGTCCGATGGCTCTGGTCATGAGCAAATCATCGTGCTTTCCGTCTGCTGCCTCGTATACCGTTCCGTTCTTCTCGTAGGTGAGATATTCATCTAAGCATCTATCGTCTCGTTCTACATAGAGTTGTTCACGGATAACCTGAACCAATACTGAGATAACCATTGGCTTGGTTGCCACGTTGGTATGGAATCCGTACTTCACTGGAACCTTATTCTTGATGTCTGATTCACTCTGCTTGCGTGCATAGAGGTTGTCGTATACGTCCTTGATTTGATTCAGAATGAACTCAGACTGGTCACCACCTTCCAAGATGTGCTCCTTGTCTTTCGTCTCCAAGGTGTTGGATTCAATCACCAACAGAGCATCGTTGTAGTATTTGGCTATCTGAGCCGCCTTCCATGCCAGCAAGTCCATATCAATATGCCCATACCATTGGGCTACCACATACGGCTTGCCACCTTCCATCATCCAATAGCGGTCGAAGACACAGATAACAGACCAGTCGGCATTCTTGCTACGTCCACCAATATCCACTACGACCAGATAGCGGTTTATCACCTTGCAATCATCAAAGGTCTCAGGCTTGCTCCATATCCACAACTGACCCTGCTTGTCTTCACAGAATCGGACATTCTGCATACACTTCTTGCCCTTGTAGCCATCACCATAAACATCACCGATGAACTTAGGTGCTCGGCATCCCTTGCGGAACTTGTCAACCTTGTCTTCGGCAAACACCTTGGCTCCTGAATGCTTGAATGCTTCAATATCATCGGTAGGGTAGCCAGCAGCCATATCGGCATGGTCGGTGAATTTCCTGCGCTCGGCAATATACCAGTTGATGGCTTCAAGCGGAGCACCCAGTGTCCATAACTTCCAAAGATAGGTACATGGCTCCTCTCGGTCGGACATCGTATTGGTATTGTTGCGGTTCTCGTATAGCCATTTGGCAAACTCTACCTTCTGTTTCTTGCTTTCAAATTCAAGATGATACATATCGTATATCTCGAACCAAGGAACGAAGAACGGCTCAAACTGAGATTGTCCCTTTTTGGCGGCAAGCCACTCCTTGTGGAAGAAGTTGCCAGTACCATTGGCGGTGGATTCATAGGCAATCATCGTGTATGGTCGATACAAGATACCGTTTGTAGCGTTCTGCACCACCTCCTCAGGAGATTTACCATCCGTCTTTTTCCACAAACCAACCTCGGAAAGGTGAACCAAGTTGTAGTCTTCACCATTGGCTGACAATGGTCGCTCCATGGAACCCACCTTAATCTTGCAGAATCGCTGAGGAACCTTCTTTACGTTGCCTGATGTTCCCACTCCAACAAACTTCGGCTCGTTCTCTGAGAATGCTTCGCCCATTTCGTAGAGGAACTTGGTAGGGAAGTTTTTCAGAGCTTCCTCGAACATACCTCTGATGGTCTCTGCTGTATCCTTGACCTGAGCCACGATGAGCGAGTTGAGACCCTTCTGCCACATGAGTTGCAGCCATAGGAAGTACATCTGAATAACCGTGGAACCTCCCCATTGTCTAGCTTTCAGCAGGATGAGACGGATAGGGCGATTCTTCTTCCTTCGCTCCTCCAGCCACCTGAGCAGTCTGCGCTGCGGTCTTCTGAGCACAAAGCGGAAGGGTAGACCTCCACCTTTCGGCTTGATATAGATGAATGTGGCAAAGAAGAAGAAAGGGTCGTGCTTCATTCTGATGCGAGTGAACTGCTCCACCAGTTGCTCAATCTCTTCTTCTAGGTCGTATGGTTCGTCTATATCCTTGTGCAGTTCCTCGATTACTGCCTTGCAGCTACCAAACTCGATGAGCATCTTGACGAGCGGAATCTTCTTCATCGAAACTGGAAGCTGCTGTCTCTGAATCGGGAAATCAGGAAGGAAGAGCAGAAATCGCTTATCTCCACAACCTTCACCCTTGATAGGATTGAAGGGTGTGTTGATTTCCTTGATGCGTTTCTCGTTCTCCTTCAGGATGCCCAATACGTGTTTGTCTACAGCATCAGTCAGTTTGGCGGTTACTTGTCTTGGCATAGCGGTGCATTTAAATAACCCCACAACAGACCAAGTACATAGCAATAGATGTGGACTCCAACTGCCATGCAAGGGAAGAAGATTCCAACACAGATATATAGAAGAATGGTGAGATTGTATCTTACCTTATTCTTCACGTATGGGGCGATAAACCCCATGTAAGCATAGATAAAGCCGCTTAGACCGATGATTGGTACGGATGATGCAAAAGGATAGCTTACGGCTATGAGATAGAATGCCACCAAGTGACCGATGCCACAAGGGATGGCTCGGTAGCATTGATGGAAAACATAAAGGTTGATGGCTGCATGAAAGATGTTCTGATGAAAGAAAGGGTAGCTTAGTCGGTTCTGAATAGAACAATCGTCAAAGAGACCCATGCCATCATATCCAAGAAAAGTGATACACATTATTATAATGTACCCAGCATAAAGCGCAATCTTCTCTTTCGTCTCTCGTAGCATCTTTGCTTCTCCTCCTTTCTCACCCTGCTAAGAATTACGTGTATGCTTTGAGGAGTCAAATAGAAACTGGGTGCTTTTTCAGCACATACACGTTTGATAATATCCATATTACTCAGATATGGCTCATTACTCTTATGAATCTGGAATCGTCTGAAAATATCCTGATACATTTCCTTTCGGGTAGGAATCATGTTATCAAGAGGTTTTCCTTTCAGTAAGTCTAATATGACTATATAAGCACGGTCTTCTGAAACCCAAAATCTTCTGCTCGGAGATTTGGCTAGCTTTTCCTCAATCTCTGAGAGTCTGATATTGTCTCTTACATTAATAATTTCTTTGTAAGCCCTCAATAAATCAGCATCACGTTCCTCTATAAAATAGCATCGTGAATCCTTATATTTCATATCTGACCCTGCAAATATACAAAAAAGTATTGAATTAGTCGCATCCGATTAGACTAAATTAACGGATAAAAGATGAAAATCGGAAAAAAGCATTAATTTTGGGCATTGATTTATAAATATACACATATATATATGGACGAAAATACAAATATTGAGCAGAATGCTGGTGCTGCAAAACAGCAAGATACTAAGACCAAGAGAGACTTGGCTTTGGAGCGTTTGAAGACCCGCCATCCTGATACGGAGTATGCGGATGATGAAGCAATGTATGGAGCCATCAATGATGATTATGATGCCGACCAGAAGGCTTTGCAGGGTTACAAGGATAACGAAAAGGCGATGGGCGATTGGCTGGGTAGCGACCCTGAGGCGGCTACCTTCCTTCAAGCGATGAAGGCTGGCAAGAGTCCTTACGCTGAGTTGATTCGTACACATGGTGAGGATGCCATTGATTACTATTCAGACCCTGACAATGCGGATGAGATTGCATCGGCTCAGTCGGAGTTCTTGCAGAATGCTGCCAACGGCAAGAAATTGCAGGAGGAGTATGACAAGAACATGCCTTCCAGTTATGAAGTGTTCGACAAGTTGGAAGAGAAGTATGGCGAGGAAGCTGTGAACGATGCCATCGACCAGTGCTTTCAGACTATGCGTAATGTGGTGACTGGCAAGTTTACCGAGGAAATGATTACAGCTTTCATCAAGGCAAAGAACCATGATACTGATGTGGCTGATGCAGCCCATGAAGGTGAGGTTCGTGGCAAGAACAGCAAGCACGTCAAGAACCTTGAACTGAGAAAGAAGGGTGATGGTACTGCCGACCTTGATTCTGCCAATGCAGAGACCAAGCAGACAGATAACCAGCCTGACCTTGGTGCTGTGGGCAGGGTATCACGAAGGGGTAACGTCTGGGAGCGTGGCAACGAGAAGAGAACACACATTAGATAATTCGACAAGGTGAAAAGATAATATATAATGTTTAATTAATATTCAGAATAACAATGAAGAAAAGTACATTTAATCGGCTGTTTTCCATCTTTATTATGGTAATGGCAGTTATTTTTGGAGTGAATGGTAATGTAATCATGGCTGAGGCGGCAAATCTGCCTGATGGCGGTAGTACCGAGAGTGGTTCTGCTGCTGAGGCTGGTGGTGCTCCTGCTGCTGGTGAGGCTGGCAATGGTGGTGCTGGACGTCAGAGTGAAGGTATTGCGAGCGAGACTCAGGGACGTGAGCACTTTAACGAGAATGGCACGGAGTATTACCTGAACGACATTGATGAGAAAATTACCAAGATTCGCCCGATGGCTACTCCAGTTGACCAGATTTCACGCTATGCGACAACCAAGTCTGCCAACTCGTTTGTAGTTGAGTATTGGAGTATCGGTACACGTCCTATCAAGACTACCGTGAAGGAAACAACGGAGGAGAGTACTGGTACATCTATGGTATTGAAGGTAGAAGACCCTACCATGTTTACGCTGGATGATACCATCCGAGTGGTAGGTGTGAAGGCGATTACCAACTATAAGGGTGTTGCATATTCTACCATTACTGATGCTCCTACTCCTGATTTGGAACTCTGCGTTTGCGGTAAGGACACAGAAGGTTATCCGATTGTGTATGCTGTAAATGGTAAGTTGGTCAATAAGCAGGCTATCGGTATTCCAGTCTTGCAGAAGGGTCAGAAACTTATCCGTATGGCAAAGAGTTGTGGCGAAATGGACGTTCAGACGGGTCGTTTCAACAACCTTCCTTCTAATGAGGTTCAGTATTGTCAGAACTTCATGATTCAGGTTGAGCAGACCACATTCGACAAGATTGCTGCTAAGCGAGTGGATTGGGACTTCTCAGACATTGAGGAGGATAGCATCTATGATATGCGTCTTGCTATGGAGGGTACTTATCTCTTCGGTGATATGGCTTGCATCAAGCACGAAATCAAGGATGGTTCTGCCCAGTGGTTTACTAAGGGTATCTGGTGGATGGCTGGTAAGGATATTGAGGTAGGTCATGTTGCTACTGCTGACGATATTAAGAAGGGCTATAACAAGAATGAGCGAGTGATTACCGACTTGGAGTTGGTTGACATTTCAAAGGACTTGTTTGTTGGTACTGGTATCGGCAACAAACGCAAGGTAATAATCGCTGGTTCTGACTTCGTGAGCGCATTCAGTAAGATTGATTCCGACAAGTTCCGTTTGAAGGACACCGTTGATATTTGGAAGTTGAAGTTCAAGAGTTGGGAGACCGACTTCGGTGAGGTGCTGATGATTCACTCAGAGTTGTTCGACCTCTTCGGTATGAGTGACTGCGGCTTTGCCCTTGACCCTGAGTTCTTGGTTAAGCGAGTACACTTGTCTTGGACACGAAACGTGCTCGACTTGAAGGCGGCTGGCATCCGTAACACCGATGCAGTAGTTATTCAGGAGGTAGCTTGTCTGTACTTGAAGTACCCTAAGGCACATGCTCGTATGCGCCTTGCTGCGGTTCCTGCTACAGATGACACTTCTGATACAGAGGAAACCAAGGCTACTGTCTAACAGCAAGCAGAATTGCAAATTATTCATTAAATAGTGAGGGGTGTGGGCACTAGCCCCATCCCTTTTTTAGTAACACATATATATAATAAGGTATAATCATGTTTAATAAATATCAAGCAGGTACTGATTTGGCATTCAGCGTTATGGTAGGTAATGAGCGGATGCGCATTAACTTTGAGGGTAAGAGCACGGGCAGTAGTGTCTATATGACAAGAGACCCAAAGGTACAGAAGGCTATCGAGTCTCATTATTGGTTCAACGACAAGTTCTTCTTGGTGGAGAGTATTGACGAGAAGAAGGAAGCTGCGGAAGCCAAGAAGAAGGCTGCTGCCAAGGCAAAGAAGAAGGTGGCTGACGAGAAGAAGACCCACGTAGTGACAGACGTTGAGGATGCCAAGGACTATCTGGCTGAGACCTTCGGTGTGAGCCGTTCCAAGATGAAGACCAAGGAAGACATCTTGGCTATTGCCAAGGAAAAGGGTGTTGAACTAGAAGGTTTGGAGTAATGGTAGAATATGCTGTATCTGATTTAGTGAAAGAGGTGAAGGTGCTCTTGGATAGAAACCAAGAGTCTGCTGGCTTGCTGGCTCCTGACGATTCTGATACACTCTCGCAAGCAGAACTTATTGAGAGTAAAATCGTAGATGCAGCAAGAATCATTCTTTCGGATGCTCCTGAGGATATGGTGGAAGGTACTTCGTGTACGAATGCTGTAACGTGGACGGATAGCAACGGCTATTACGTGGGTAAGATGGTTTTGCCTACTGATATGCTGAGAATCCTTTCTGTGAAGGCAGAAGGCTGGAACCGTCCTGCCGAAATCATATCAGAGAGTGATGATGTCTACAAGTATCAGAACTGCAAATATGGTGTGAGGGGAAATCCTGAACGACCAGTTGCGGCTATCGTCCATACGGCTAACGGCAAGAGTATCGAACTGTATACCAGCAAAAAGCAGGATACTACATTGGCATTCATCTACGTTCAGGTTCCATCTATCACTAGCGAACAGAATATCAGTTTGCCTTCCGTCCTGAAAGATGCCATCTTATACATGGCTGGCTATCTCACTTGCATCAGTCTTGGCGATACCGATACCGCAAGCAAATTCATTGGGGTGGCTCGGAAGCTGGCACATATTGTTGAACCTACAACATCATAAATTATGGCTAAGAAGAAAGAAGAAACCAAACTGCTATCGTTGAGTAGGGTGCTTGACAAGGAAGAACTGGATAGCGTGAAGGCATCCAAGAACCGATTTGACAAGCCATACGAGCGTGCCTTCTCTATCTTGCTGGAGGCTCAGCGATACTACAACAACATGGATAACTTCCGAAAGCGAAGACTGAGAAACAAGCGATACTGCTATGGAGACCAGTGGGGAGATACCATTGAGTTCAAAAGCAAGTGTGGCTTTACCAAGCGTATCAGGGAGGAAGACTATATCCGTGAGCAGGGTAGCGAACCATTGAAGAACAACCTTATCCGTAGGTTGGTGAAGAATGTTCTGGGTGTGTACCGCTCTCAGAGCAAGGAACCTACCTGCAATACCCGAGATAAGGATGAAAAGCGATATGGCGAGACCATGAGCGTGGTGCTGCAATGTAACCGACAACTGAACCGAGAGACGGAACTTGATGCACGAACCATGGAAGAGTTCCTGATTAGTGGTGCTGCTATCTATAAGAAGAAGTATGGATGGCGAAGAGGTAGGTTGGATTGCTGGACGGACTACGTGAACCCGAACAATTTCTTCATAGACAACAATTTTACGGATTTCCGTGGATGGGATGTGAGTTGCTTGGGTGAGGTGCATGACATCACCATCGGCAACGTACTGAGAGAGTTTGCCAAGTCTCCTGCTGAGGCCCGAAAGTTGAAGGAGATATACCGGTTGGCAGCTAACCGTGATTTCGTGATTGCAGACTGCACTCAGCGATTCGGTGAGTTCGACCCTAAGACCATCGACTTTATGAATCCTGCCAACCCTTCGCTCTGCCGAGTGATTGAGGTTTGGCGCAAGGAGAGTAAACCGCGATACCGATGCCACGATTACAACAATGGCGATGATTTCAAGATTGATATTGAGGATAAGAAGGAGATAGTAGAAGAAGAGAACGAAAGAAGACTGGCGAGAGGTCTGGCTGCTGGCATGATGGAAGACGATATTCCTCTGATTGAAGCCGAGTGGTTTATGGATGATTACTGGCATTTCTACTACCTTTCTCCTTTTGGTGATATTCTGAGAGAGGGCGAGACCCATTATGCTCATGGTGAGCATCCATACTGCTTTAAGTTCTATCCGTTTATTGATGGCGAGATTCACAGCTTCGTGGAAGATGTGATTGACCAGCAGAGATACGTGAACCGACTTATCACGATGTATGACTTCATCATGAGGGCGAGTGCCAAGGGTGTGCTGCTCTGTCCTGAGGATTGTCTTCCTGATGATATGAGTTGGGATGATTTCTGCGATGAGTGGAGTAGATTTAATGGTGTGGTGAGATACAAGCCAAACAAGAGCGGTCAGGTTCCTCAGCAAGTGGCGAACAACTCTACGAATATCGGCATCGGTGATTTGCTCAGCTATCAGTTGAAGTTCTTCGAGGATATATCGGGAGTAAATGGTGCGCTGCAAGGTAAACCAGGAGTATCGGGTACGAGCGGTTCGCTTTATGCCCAGCAGACACAGAATGCTACCATGTCGCTGCTTGATATTTTGGAGAGTTTCAGTCAGTTTATCATTGATGGTGCTTACAAGACCGTGAAGAATATGCAGCAGTACTATGATGTGGCTCGCAACTTCAATATCGTGGGTAGGGCAGGACAGATTGTACGCTACGACCCTAAGAAGATTAGAGACGTTGAGTTTGACATCAATATCACGGAAAGTACGGCTACTCCTGTATACAGACAGATGGCGAATGAGTTCCTTATGACCTTGTGGCAGAATCAGGCTATCACGCTGGAGCAGTTGCTGCAAGTAGGAGATTTCCCATTTGGAGAGGAGTTGCTGCAATCGGTTGCATCCAACCAGCAAGCCATTCAGAATGGTGAAACTCCACAAGGATTCTCTCCTCAGCTTCAAGCCCAAGTGGCTCAGGCATCACAGAGCAATCCGAAGGCTCAGGCGATGTTGCAGCAGATGATGAGCGGTCAGGGTGTGAGTCCTGACGGACAGAACCCACCGCTTGCTGCTTAGTTTATAGTTAATAGTTAATTGTTTATAGTTATGATTGCAGACAAACCAAGTGACAAGGAATGGTATGGCAATGGAAAACCTGATGCCAGCCAAGGTGGCAACCCGAATGGTGGTATTGCTACGGAGACCCAAGGTAGGGAAGACAAGCCCGAACTTTACGAAAATGACGTTATCGGAAAGGTGGCGAAACGCAAGAAAAACGACATCTGGACGAGGGGTGGAGAGAAGAGAACCAAATTTAAGGACGAATAAAGAAAGGAGGTGTTTTTGTCGTAACTGTATTTGTCTGATATTCAGATAGCTACAGAAATATCTACGAGTTTATGGTGCTGCGTTTAAGATATTCGTATCTTTGCAACATCATAAACTTTTAATTTGTATAGGTATGAATTTCGTAGATTTCGTAGAAAAGTATCAGCAGGAAATGGCTCCTGAACAGATGTTGGCTATAGCTAAGGCAGTCGGCAAGTATCTCTCATGCAAGTTGAGCGATGTGGAGGAACATCATCTTTGTGCGATGGTGTATGGTGTGTTGAGTGAAGAACATTTCGATAAGCATTTTGCCGATGATGCTATCAGCAAGATGTGGTATGAGGATGCGGACGGAAACAAGCATACGGCTCCCTTCTTCTCGGATGATGAGATAAGAGAAGCCTTTGACAAGCATCAGGATGATATTTCTGACTATACCATCCATGATTTGGCTGTGACTATGAACCTGATGAGAAGTGACCATCATGTGATGCTGGAGCGATATAGCAAAGATGCTGATGAGTTGAAGGAAATGGTGGTTTTGATGGCTATCGAGTATCTGCAAGACCCTGACTGCTTGCATCCTACCAGCAAAATATGGCACACAATAAACGGATAAAGTAACTAATTGGGAATCATTTCTTATCTTTGCATATTATTAATATATTAACAAAGATAAGTTATGACTCCAAACGTACGTGAAGGATTGCAATATGGTGCAGCTATAGGAATGTTATTGAGTGGTGTTGTACTCACCTTCCTATCATTCTTTCTCAACAATTATGTAGTGTCGGATGGTGTGCTTTGGTACGTCAGCCAGACATTGGTTTACTCTGGAGCGATATTCGGGGTAAACGTTTATTTTAAGACTAAGTTGGGCAACTTTGAGAGCATGGTGAAGAACGAACTCGCAAATATGCAGAAACAACAAGTGAAGGAGGGCAAGTAGTATGAAGGTAACAAGAGAACAGATTTTGTCGATTATGCCGAATGCCAAGGATAAGGTGGATGCGTTTCTGCCTTACATCAATGGCTATGCTGAGGTGTTCCATATTGATACTCCTAAGCGTATGGCTCATTTCTTGGCTCAGATTGCACATGAGAGTGGCGAACTGAGATACACCAAGGAACTCGGCAACAGAAACTACTTCCATAAGTATGATGTTGGCAAGTTGAAGAACATGCTCGGCAACTTGAAGGATGGTGACGGCTACAAGTATCGAGGTAGGGGCTTGATTCAGATTACTGGCAGAGCCAACTATCAGGCTTATCAGAACAGCAAGTTTTGTTCTGGTGACATCATGGAGAATCCTCAGTTGCTGGAACTTCCGCTAGGAGCAACGAAGAGTGCTATGTGGTGGTGGTGGAAACATGACCTGAACAAACTGGCTGATAGTGATAGTTTCGTGGCTATTACCAAGACAATCAATGGTGGAACCAACGGCTTGGAATCAAGACGGAAGTTCCTTACAAGAGCAAAGAAGGTCTTTAATGTTTAGCCTATGAAAGTAAAATGGTACGATACTGATTTTTGGCAAGTAGCACTCTACGTGATTGGTATCTTGCTGGTGGCATTTCTTCTGTCGGGATGCAAGTCTTCGTCCCACACGATGAAACCAGAAGTTTCGAGAAGTGAAACTGATAGTTTTACGTCTGAAACAAAACAGAACGTCCTGAGGTGGGATTCTATCATTAAGCGTGACAGCACCTATGTAAGGGATAGTGTGGCAACAAGGAAAGAGGGAGATACCATCTTCGTAGAGCGATGGCATTGGGAATATATCTATGATTTCTTCAAACTGGAGAAGATGAACTTGGAGAATAAGCAGGATATGGATTTCCGATTTATCGCAAGGTCAGATACAATCAGGGTTCCCTATCCAGTCGAAAAACAACTCTCCAAGTGGGAGCAGTTTCAGTTGAAGTATGCAGTATGGTCTTTTGGAGCACTCTGCATGCTGTTAATCGTATTAGGCTATAAACTCTATAAAAAGATAAAGAATGGCAAATTTCACATTGACAATCACGAAAAGTGACATCTATGAGGAGGTGGCAAAGACTACTGCCTACATAGGAGGAAAGAACTTGGATAAAAACGGAAAAAGTCTGTATGACCAAGTGTTTGTGACGGAAGCTGATAGAGAAATGCTGGAAGGCTTTTGGGAAGATTCCATTGATGATGTTTCCGTAGCCTTGGAGAGTATTCTTGGATGGCAGAAGTGTGACTCAGACAGCAACGAGGTCTTTGGTCTGAGAGTAAGCAGCCTTTTTAATGAGAGTTTATTTAAGACCTTAGAATCAACGGTTTTTAGTTATGTAGTCAACAAAATAGTAGCAGAATGGTGCTCAGTAGTCTATAAGGATAAGGTAGAAGATTATATCTCCAAGGCAAACGTTTTGCTGCTAAAAATTGACGCAATCATTTATACACGTAAAAGACCAACAAGATAGGAGGATAGGATATGAGGTATTGTAATAAAGGATATAAAGTGATGATAGAGTTGGAAAAGAATGAGTTGGTATATGACATCAAGAATACTGCTTTTTCTTTTGCTGATTCTTATTCCAAGCAGAAAGGTATAGATGCCAAACAATTAAAGAATGTGTTTGATGTATCAGAGGAAGGAAACAGAGATAAGTTAGCAAGGATTCTAGACTCAGCAGTAGAGGATTGCAGAGAAATGCTTTTCCGTTTCACCAAGGTGGAAATGCTCGGTGGCGGCTTTGATTCCAATGAGTGGGAAGAGTGTATAGGTTCGCCTACCAACGAGGAGGATGCCTACTACTTGGCGATGAGGATGCCGCAAGGTTTTTCTAAGACAAGTGTACATACCATGACCGTCTACTTGCATGACTACATCGTGAACCAATGCCTTTATGAATGGTTGATGATTGTATATCCTGATGGTGCTGATAGATTCTGGGCACTCGCTGAGGATAAGAAACAGAAGATTAAGGATGCCAGCAACCGCTCGGCTGTTAGAGCAAGAATCGCTTTGCATCCATTTTAGGTTAGTCGTTTAAGACTAGATAAAGCAAGGGTAGCTATCCATCACGGACTGCTACCCTTTATTTTTTATATAGCAAAAAAAACATTTATCTAAGTTTATGTTCCACTAGACGTGGGCTCCTGCTTGGTAGTTACCGAACCAGTAACAGCAGCATTAATATTGATACTCTCAGGCAAGGTCTTGACATTTACGTCTGTAGCAGCCAGTTTCAAACCATTCTTCTGTTGGTCGGCATACTGGTTCTTATCCTGAGCGATAAAGTTGTTGATAGCTGTAGCTATATTGTAGAGCAGTTTATCGGTATCGCTACTGAGAGAATCAGAATCAACTGATGCGTACTTGTTGTTCTCAACGGTTGCCGATGTTGTCTCCTTCTCACGATACAGAACTGCCTGATTGATGAACTCCTGAGCAAACAAGAATGACTTGCTTACAAGTTGCTTAATCTTGGTGTTGTCTATATTGAGTGGATTCTCATACTTCTGTAGCATAGCCTGCAAGCAACTTGCGGCTACTTCTTCTCTAGGCTGTAGGGTAGCGATGGAGAAGATTTCCTCTTCTTTGTCGCTTTCCTCTGTTCCACCTGTCTCTGATGCGGTTGCTATTCCGTTTCTAGGGAATGGGCGAGCATTTGATGTTCCATCAGATGATGTTTCTCTGACGAGTTTAGTGCCAGTTGTCATTGTGATGGAGGAAGAGACAATTTTAAGATATTGCTTTGTGTCTCTTATATAGAAACTTCCATCAAAAAGAAATTCATAAACCTCATTGACAAATTTAACAAGTCCGATGAAATTTGACGTTCTTTTTATATAAAAGTCTACTTCTGTGGCTATATGAATTTTATTGTTGCCATCCATGTAGCCTACAGATGCCCCTTTTCTCGCTAAATACTGATTAAAATCTGATAATGTATATTCTGCCATAATTATCTGAGTTTATTTTGTAATCTTGATTGGAAATCTATAGATAATGCGCTGATAGATTCTTTTGGGTCAAGGCTGCCCATAAGTGCAAGCCTGAAATATTTGTATGGAGAACCAACAAGGTTTCTGAGATACATATTAACAGAAGAACCAACGTAATACCAATTAATCAAATCATTACTTCCGAATAGAACCATTCCACATTTTCCTGCCTGAACGCTGCCTAAATATCCTCTTGTAATGCAATCGAACATGGTCTTATAGGCATCCTGACCAAGCGTTAAAGGACGGCTGCAAAGGAAGAATGGAACATTCTCTGTTGTCTCCTTTACATACACATCGAGTATGTTTCCTGCTTTGTCTGTAGCGTATGACTCAGGATATATGTTTACTCGCTTGTTGAAGACATTGTGCATGGTTCCCCACATATTGCTTTTCAAAGAGTAAACGTAAGCATAAGTATAATTCGGATTGAACACGATGATGCGGCTATCGTAATAGTCGTAAATCATGCCAGCTTCTTCAAGATACTTACGGAAACGGACATACTTCACATCTGACTCAGGGATATTACCTAGTGCAAGGAGTTTATTCGGATAGGTCTTATCCTTTGTTGAATGTGAATAAATGGATAGAAAATCGAAAGGATAATCATCTAGTGCGTCTGTAATGTTCTCAGATTCTCGTCCTCTCTGCATCATAATTCCTCGTTCAGTAGGGTACAGAACGGCATCATCAATCTGCAAAATGCCCTTCGGGTTGGAGCAAATATCTCTATTGGCTGGCTGTCGGGCAATATAGGTTCCTTCATCGCCCAGCATCAGCACCCACACACCTTCATCTGTAAAGGCATAGAGAGGAGCATCACCAAACTGACCTTCGCTGATTGGTCGTGTATTAGCTGCCATTGCACTAACGATGGATGAGCCAACCTGAACACTATTCTTTGCAGGGAAGACTAGAGGGTTCTCTGCTTCACTCACCTTGACTAATGATGGTGTTCTGCTGCCATTTATAGTGGATTCTTTGATGTTCGCTTTCTCTTTATTGAACTCTTCTTCTGAAATTTTCTTCCACGATGGGTCTTGGGATATAGTAACCGCCCAACTCTCGTAGTTCATAGTAACATCGTTAGCTTGGATAGGGCAGAATGTTCCATTTGAATAATTGACCGCATAGTTAAAACCAAATGTTTCGCTCTCGTATAAGCTGAATGACTTTTTATAACAAGAGTAAACACCTCTCTCTGGGATTCTGATAAGTAAATCGATTACTTTCGCCTTGTTTGAAGGGAAAGAAAGAATAGGTGGTAGAGGGTAATGAAGTTCATCGTAATAAGAAAAAACTTCATCCTTGTTGTTTATTTTGAGATATACTTTGGAAACAACTTGGCATATCTTATCTATACAGTTGCTACCATCTTGGTCTGTACCGAAGTTATCTATGTAGTTTCCATTGAACTGCCCCTTTGGTTCGTATCTAAACAAGAACTGATAACTATCCTCCACAAGGCTCTTGTTTGGCGCAACTGGAGAATAATACCCATTACCATTATTGCATCGTGTGGTAATGGAAGACATAACATTTCCAAGATGTAATCTGTTGTTATATGTTATAGCACACATTGCACCATACGATTCTCGTTGAAGGTCTGCAATAGGCAAACTATCTTCTGTTCCTAAAACCCTTTTCAGTTTTTTTGAAGTACCATCCTTAACATCATCAAAAGAAAAACTGGTGCTCTTATAGAATGATAAATTGTCGATTTTCTCGTAAATCTCTTCTTCTGTATATGGCTGATAATGATAGTTTCTAACACCCATTACAAACTTACCATTTATATACGAATAATCTGATATTTTCATACGTCCTTTATCATTGCGGAAATAGAAATAATTTTCTTTAGCAATGATATTGCCATTCGTATTATAAGGGAATAAGGTGTTAGAAATAAACATGTCAACCCCTTTAATTAAAGTCTTGTATTTGTCAATATCTTTAATGTTTACGGAAAGCTCGTAGTTATCTATTTCTTGACCTTTATAGGTTGCATATATATTATCAGCTTCATAAGTAAGATTAAGATTTCCACTTGTCATTCCACCTCCATCTCTAGTCCAGCGGAATCCGATACTATCTTCTATTCTTTCCTTTGGGGCAAGTATAAATGGATTGCCAATTTGTATGTATGAGCCATCATATAGTTGAATAGCAAGGATAGCAAATTGTATGTATTTAAAAGAATAAGAGTCCATGTATTTGTTAACATAGGCATCCTGACTTGCGAAAAGTCTAGTAGTTACATTTTCTCCTAGTTCTTCAGGAAATCCATAAGAATCAAAATCCTCTAAAGGAAGAGTATATCCTTGTTCGGTGATAGTGTTATCCTTAACCCAACTATCTACGCTCATTTTAAAAGATGTGCGTGTAAGTTTTGCATCGTAAGTTACCTCCGTAAAATCGACAACACGATAAATCCCATTATCCCAATAGCAATATAATATCTTACTATCGCCAACAAATGAAAGGATATTGCCTACTGCTGTGACAGCATTAACGTGGAATCCGTTTAAGTCGATGGTATTCTTGGTTCCGTCACCACCTTTCTCCATCCAGTACCAAGTATCATCTGATTTGCGGATGATGTAGTGAGAGTGAATTGTTTCATTATGTGTTACCTTATGCACCAGTTCTATGGTGTCTCCTGCATCCAGCGTGATGTTCTGTTCTGCTACTACTGGCTGGTGAATAGGGTGGAGTGCCCCATCCTCGTTGATGATGTTGAGGCAGGTTGCCAACTCCCCATCCTGACAATCGTAGTCGGATGGAGAGTGGGTAAGCCCTTTGAGTATTACTTCTTGTCTTGTTGCCATGTGCTCGAATTTAAGTTTGGTCGCATGATTTCGTAATAAGGTTCGCCTTTGGCTGACTTGCGTGGGATGCAAGTAAGACGAACCATTCTGTTGAGAGGAAGGTTGTACTCATCAAGGATGGCGGTGATGGAAGGGAAGTCACTTCGGAATCCTACCTTCTTATACTTCTGATTGAATTGAAGCTGAGCGAAGGCGGTGTTGGCTTTGCGAAGTTCTTCCCAGTCCTCACGCATACAGAATCCGTATGTACCTCTGTCAGATAACCTGAACACGAAGATGGAATTGTCTGTTCGCTCCTTCTGCATGATGTGGTCGTAGATGCCCTTGGAGAGCGTGACCGAGTTGGCTCTTCCGTCCAGTACCACAAAATCGTTGCGGTGTCTGAAACCATTGACTTTATCTATTAAATACTTGAATTTCATGTTGCAAATATAATATGAAAAGTGATAAAATGGATATTATCCGTTAACTTTGTCTTTCCGCTTGGGTCTACCCTTGCGGTTGCCATACTTGGTGATGATGGCAGATGCTCGCTCAGAGCGGTAACAGCCACATGATTTGGTTCGTCCGTCACGAAGAGCAGAACCAAGAACCGTACAACCCCTGCCACAATCACATTTGCATATCCAGAACGCACCATGCTGGTGGTTCTCTTTATCAGATTTTCGGCAGACGAGTAATCTGCCGAAACGCTGTCCACTAAGGTCTATTAACTTTCCCATACTACTTCTCTGCCAGTTTCTTTGCCTCTTCAACTGATACTGGCTTTCCGCTAAGAGGAATGCGGAAGTCGAACTTTGAACGGAAACCATAATAGCCTACGAAATCGAAGCTCTGTTTCATACGCTCGTCTGTGGTGATGTACTTCTTGTAAGCCTTCACCTCCTTCTCTGAGCGGTAGATGGTAGAGTTGACGAAGTAGGAACTGGTTCCCTTGTTGGCGATTACTGCAATAAAGAACTGCTTGCCAAGGAATTTTTCCTTGATACGCTGGATAATTGAGATTTTCTTTGTATTCATATATAAAATTTGATTAATTATTAAGAAGAATGCAGATAGGCTGCACTCTTAAAACTATTCGATTCCACAAGATACGATACCATCTTCTTTGTTGATACCTCGGAAGTGCTCGCATCGCTGGCAAGCAAGACTGCCAACATATAGTATTTCGTTGGTGTACTTGCCGTATATGCCGAATGGGCAGGGAGTGGTGTACTCGAAGTGCCCACCGACAAATTCATTGACGTTAAATTTTGGATATTTCATATACTAATTTTATACGTTCACCGATTAGAAAGTGAATATTCGTAGTTTTCTCTATAAATAGGAAAAACATTTGTTTGTGTCTTTCCACATGATTTTGGTTCAGGACAGAATCCTCTATAGATACATTGTGGGACACAAGCAGAAACAAGACGTGGTTCGATTTTCCTCAACTCTTCAATCACTTGCATCCATGTCTTTCTTGTCTCGTAGGATGCCTTGTTGCAGAGTCTCAACTTCGAGATATTGATAATCTCCTGAGCGTTGAGGGATAGCTGCAAGTTGACCAAATCATCCTGACGCATATCGTGGCGTGACACCTTGGAGCCAGTAATATCTGGTCGTGATGTGGAAACGAATGGCTGTGCATGAACGTGTCTAACAAAATGATTGCTCACCCAGTATGGTATGCCATACATCTTAATATCGAACTCCAATTCTCTGAGCGGTGAATGCTCGCTGAGAATCATCTGTTTCTTGAACTCATCGCTAGGCTCATGTCCCAGCGGTTCCTTACCTTGTGTGAACCGAGCAGCATCCACTACACGCTGCCAGTCCGTTACTCTTTTAATTTCTATTTTCATACGCTATAAATTCTTTAACTTGTTAATTATTCTAGCAAAGCGTGGTATATTTTTTGAGTATTCACTTATACGATACTCTTTCGTCATTAAGTTGTATATCCATTGCAGAACATCTGCATCCGAGTGAAACTCATTTATATCTTGTTCGTTTAATATTATTCGTTTTTCCATAAGCTATTTCTCCTTTCCGCTATCCACATCATTCTCTCCAAGAATATCTTTGATTTTCTTTTCGATGAACTCATCAGAAACTAGTTCCTTAAGAAGTTCATCTATATCAGGTAACTTTGCATCAACTCCATCTTCTTGGTTTTTGGAGGAAACATATTTCTTTAGTGCTTTCACCAAAGAACTATTTGCCATATCTGCCAATGAATCCTTTTGGCTTTCGTAGGCTTTCTTCAACTCTCCGTTATCACGGAAATATCTGAGCACTTCCGTCAAAGAGAGAATAAAGTTCTTTTCAGCAATCGGGTTACTCTTTGCCTCTTCCAGTTTTAGCATCAGGAAGAGTAATGATGCATGTAATTTTGTTTTGTCCATAACTACTTATATTGTTAAATTAATTGCCTTTTTGATACGATGGTCGAACTTGTTGCGGTATTTACACTTGATTCTATCATCACAGAACATAAAGCAACCATATCCGTTATAAGCTTCATTAAACTTCCCTTTCCAGTAAGGTGAAGGATGCTTACTTGAATAATCAGCATAAATGTCTGCTTTCATTATCTTCTTAGCTAATCTAATCTTCATACACCAACTAACTTTCCAATCAAACGATGTTCGTGCTTATCGAAAGTAATTCCATACTTGAACATTTCTTCAAAAAGCATAAGACGCTCCTCGTTGGTAGCCAACGAGGTAGATTTCTTTTTATCCTCGGTCATTGTAAAATGAGAGCCTACCATTAAATTCTTATCTTCCTTGTGAAGATAAAGATAGCAGAAGAGATTGTAACACTCTGGTCTCCAACGCTTACATAACACAATCCAATAATTATCTATCACAACTATATTGCCTTCGGCAACAATATCTTCAAACATATTATTTTCCATACGCTACTTTTTCTTTCCGTAATACTTCTCTGATAAGCCGTTGAATCGCTCATAGTTCGGCAGTTTGGGAGAGATTTCAAACTTCATCGTTGTAACATCATATCCTCTATCAGCCATTTCTTTGACAAACTCTTTGGTAAAGACATTATCAAAGAGATAATGAGCATCTGTTTGGGTCATAAACCCTAGAGGGTGATAAGCACCAACGCAGTTCTCTTTCTTATCCCAATATGCCGTTAGCTTATCTTTCTTTTTAAGAATCATACGCTACTTCTTTTTATGACAAGGACAGCTCTCGGCGTGAATAACACAAACTCCGTGTTTCGTGTCCACAACCAGATAATCGTGCTCTTCCTCTGTGATTACAGATATACCAACTCTCTTTGCAGGTTTATTGATATTAGCAAACGAGCGAATGCCCTCAAAAATCAATGCTCCTACAAGCAAACACAAGACGAACCAAACGGCTGACTTGACTAAATTTAAAATCTTATTCTTCATACGCTAATACTTCTTTTTCAAATTCAGTCTTTGGAACACGATAACAAACTTCTGCACCACAAGAACGTTTTACGCCTTTTAAAGGCATTTCTTTTTCTAAAATATCATGTACCTTCGTGCCTTTTCTAACACTAATAGATATATAATCATATCCATAATTTGCTAGTAATGGCGAGTTGTTTGCCATATACACCTTGCCATTTTTACCAAGATTACTATGATTTCTTACAGGCTGGTAGTACAGCCCGCTAGCCTTATGCTTGATTCTGTAAAGTTTAGTCATAACAATTAATCTATCAATTTTATATTGTGATGAGCAGCGAGTGCGTTTTCCGCTTCTCTGCAATGTGCCCTTATCTCCATGTCTCTTCTTGGGTCATAGCAAGCTTCTGGTGGAATTTTTCTTCTTCCACGTGCAAACATACAGAAAAGATTACAAATTGTATCTATACCAAACTTTTCTGATAGTTGTGTTCTTTTCATTTCTACTTTATTCATAGTCTTTCTAAATTTTAACATGAATCGTTCCACGATAATTCTCTTCCGATGAGTTCCTTTAAAATCTCTTCTCTTTAATTCTATTTTCGTGACACTGAATCATACGTTTATAAAATTCTATCATCTTTTTATTAACGAAAACAGTATCAAATTTACCTATATAGTAATCTCCATTTAAGAGTTCGCTGACGTGTATTCGTACAACCTATTGCGTCCAGTTATCTATAAATAGATAATAGGTTTCACGATTAGGGTATACCATAAGGTACTCGTAGAAGCGGAAATTATCATTTTTAATAAATGTCACTCCGCAACCTTTTGTTAACTGACTTATGTCTTTTAATACTTCCATAACTATTCCTCCGTTTTTATATAAGGACAAACAACTACCTTTCGATAGTGCTTACATTCATCCTTGTAATCGCAAAAATCACAAAAACAATACGCCATACTATTCCTCCACTTTTACGCCAAATGGAGTACCATCAGCAAAGACATAATCTTCAAATACTTTCTTATAGCTAAAAGGAGTTTCATCTAATCCAATTACTACTCGACTTGCAATACATTTAAGCATGTAATACTTACTTTCTGTACCTTTCATCTTCACCCACCCAAACGGCTGATGCTTCATCATTTCAGTCCAACACTCTTCTGCGTTGGCAAAAGGTCTGTACTTTACCTCTGGCTTGATGCGATAGTTCTCAGCGTCTTTTATTATCGTATTTATGCTAAGACCTTCGCTGTCCTCAATATCCCTCCATCCTTCTTCCTCTTTGTATTGTAGTATCCTCCCTTCTGCATAAGCAGAAATAATAGGAACCAATATTTTAGCTTCATTTCTCTTTATCATCATATTAATCATCCTCCAATTCTTTAAGATAAATATATACATCTGTAAATGTAGAGTTTGACAGTTTTTTATATCTATTTACTATATCTTCTACAAGATACCATTTGCTTTCAATGATAACTTTCTCACCTATACGAGGAATATTATTGTAACGGCATGTTTCATATTGCAATATGAAATTTTCCTCATCCTCTTCTTTATAAAAGAATACATTCATAACAATCCCTTCAATTTTATTTACCCTCTCCTATAAAAGGGAGAGGGTGGTTGATTACTTAGATGGCTCAGTATATGATACTGGTTCCCATACATCGTAAGCTGTCAGCAAAGCTGGAGCGATAACAGATGGGGCAAAGATGATAGATACTACAACATCTGGAGCATTCAACTCGTAGTTAACACCTTCTACTTTGTTTTCCTTACTAGCCCAGCCATAAGGCTTTGCTGTAATCGTAGAGCCATCTTTCTTTTTAAAAGTCTTCTCGCTAGAGCAAGAAGCGAACAAACTTG